TCGCCTCTTTCACGTCCGTGGTGCTCAGCCCGGCTGATCCCAGGCTGGGCGCCACGCTCGTCACCCGGCCGGGGGTAGGGGCGGTCGGATCGTCAGGACTGAGGCCGCAAAAGACCGCAGCGTTAGTGACGATGGCACCCTGACAAATCATTTGCGTTGCTAACGACGTTTAACGCTGGTCGACAGGAGGCCAGAACATGACGGTGACCTCGCAGTCCTACGACGCGAAGGCTGATATTTCAGAGCTGGTCGAGCACCCGCGCAACCCGCGCCGGGGAGTCGACGCCGTGGTGTCACGCTCGATCACCGCGAACGGGTTCTATGGTGCGATCATCGCGCACAGCGCGACCGGCTACGTCCTCGCGGGACACACCCGCCGTCGCGCTCTGCTCGCGCAGGGCACGACCATCGCCCCGGTGCTGTGGGTCGAGTGCGACGACCGCACCGCGACGCGCATCCTGCTCGCCGACAACAAAACCGCAGAGCTGGCCGAGTGGGATAACGACATGCTCGCCGAGATGCTGCGCGACATGGGCGAGACTGAGTACCTCGGCGCGGGCTTCACGACCTACGACCTCGAAGCGCTCGCGCGTCAGCTCGACGAGTTCGAGCCGGAGCTGACCGACGAGCGCGCCGACGTCGCGAAGAAGGAGATCACGTGCCCCGCGTGCAGTCACGTGTGGACGGTCTGACATGAACATCACCATCGCGCCGTGTTCGTACGCGACAGCGAACAAGGCAGTCCAGCGCTGGCACTATTCGCGGCTCATGCCGCGCGGATTCAAGGTGATCTACGCCGCATTCGAGGATGCCCGGTTTGTCGGCGTGTTCGTGTTCGGCGTCGGTGTCGGCAAAGGCACGCCGGTCAGCCACGTCGAAGTCCGCGACGCGCTCGAACTCCAGCGCATCGCGTTCACCGACCACGCCGCGCCGATCTCTCAGCACATGGCCGCAGCCGTCCGCAGACTGCGCGCACATCACAGCCTGCGCCTGCTCGTCTCCTACGCCGACCCGTTCCACGGACACCACGGCGGGATCTACCAGGCGGCAGGCTGGACCTACGTCGGCACGTCCGGGCCGTCGAACATGTACCGCGCGCCCAACGGTGAACTGAAACACTCCCGCGTCGTCACGCCGACCGGCTATAACCGCCAGTTCGGCTCGATAAAACGCGCATGGAAGTCCGACGTCTTCACGAAAGTGATCATGCCGGGCAAGCATCTCTACATACTCGGGCTCGACCGGCCGACGCGACGCGCAGTGAGCGCGCTCGCCAGGCCGTATCCGCCCGCTCGCGTGCTAGGTCTCGACGGTGAGACGGCTGGGTTCCGCCCGGCAGGTGTCGGTTCGACTCCGGCAGCGCGCTCAGAACACGACCCGGTCGCCGCGGAAGCGTCCTAGACTCGAACGCCCGGGTTGCGCTCAGCCAGCCGTCGACGCCCTACGTCGTGCGCTGCTGGCGCTCACAGCGCCCTGGGACGCCGGAGAGGGCCAGGGCACACGTGCACGCACTGGCCCTCTCCATGGCCACGCACGCGCGAGATAAGCTCCCCGCTCATGAGCGACGAGACAGCCCGCACGTGCGCCAAGTGTGGCGAGCCGCTGACCGCCGACGCGCGAGCCGCAGCGATCCTGTGCGCGTCGTGCGTCGAGCGACTGGGCGCCCCGTACTGGGACACTCGCGACGTCGAGCCGGACGGCAACGGCAGCGCGCGCGTCGTCGCCAGCGCACAGTAACCAGACGCCAGCGCTACGTCACTGGCCGGCACAGGGCCGACCGGGCAGGCGCCGCGCGAGCACCGGGCCACCCGCCCGGCTGGGAGCGCCATGGGCGGCTTCGCCCTACTGCGCTCGTGCACGCGTATCGCCTCGCGGCGACCTCGCCCGGGTCGACGTCCCACCCGCCGCAGAACGACCGCACAAAAAAAGGCTGAGCGCGTATCGCGCTCAGCCTTTTCGTGTCGGTCTAGCTTCAGGCGTTGGCCTGCGCGTCCTCGGCGTAGAAGTCGCGGATGCCCTGAAGGCGCGAAAGGCGCTCGTTCATCGTGTCGACAAGCACGGTGTCACCCCGGCGGCTCGCACGCCACCTGCGGTCACGCGTGATCTTGATCAGCTTCGCGCACTCGATGGCGTCGGCGGGCACGTCGTCGCTGTCGGTCGACAGTTTCGCGACGGGCTTCGGCGCGGCCTTCGTCGACTTGCTCGACTTCGCAGCGGGCTTCGCAGCGGGCTTGGCGGGCGTAGCTTTCGCGGCGGGCTTCGCGGCGGGCTTGCTCGGCTTCGCTGCGGCCTTCGGCGCTGCGGTCGGCGCTGACTTCGCGTCGCGGCGTGCAGCGGCCCGAGCGGCTTTTTCAGTCTCGGTCAGGCGAACAGTCATGGCGTGCTCCCTAGCTCGGCGTCACTCGTCGCGCCCTACGCGACTCGCTGACGCTGTCTCTCTCGTGCTTCTCCAAGCTACGGCCGCACTCCGGGCCCTCGCAACTCTCTATCCACAATGGACTCGGTGTCCCCGGATACACAGGCGCAGAGTCACGACCGCCAGCGCTACGTGACTGGCCGGCACAGGGCCTACGTTCCGCGGCGAGCCGTGAACTTCCGCTATATATAAGAGAAACAGGTGTGATATGGCCAAGCCAGGAGTGAGGCCGATGCCGACGCCTCTTCGGCTACTCACCGGAGATCAGCACAAGAACAGGTACAACACCGACGAGCCAGCTCCCCGCGCGAGCGGTCCAGCGCTGCCCGCAGAGATCGGCGACGAGGTCGCCGAGGTATGGCATCGCGTCGTGGGCGAGCTGACCGCAATGGGGATCGCTTACGCTGCTGACGCCGACGCACTGCGGTGCTTCTGTGAAGCCGTCGTCGTGCACCGCAAGGCGTCGTTCTTGCTCGCGCGCAGTCCCGTGCTCGTCAAGGGCACGCTCGGCGGCATGGTCCGCAACCCCGCGATTCAGGTCCAGCGCGACGCGGCGACGACAATCCGCCAGTTCGCTGCTGAGTTCGGGCTGACGCCATCTTCGCGCAGCACCATTCACGCGCAGGAGACCGGCACGAGCGAAGCCGACAACCCCTTCACCGGAACCGGCACGGGCTGAGTGACGCGACAGGGCGGGAGTCACGCCCATGGCACGAACCGTTAAGCCACAGGACATCCCGAAAGTCGTTCCGCCGAGCGCGGCTGAGCTGGAGCGGCTACACCTCTCGCCCGAAGTCGGCTGGTATCTCGTGTCGCGGGGTATCGCGTTGCCGGACTGCCCGCCCAAGATCAAAACCCCTGAGGGCGGGCAGCTCGCCGGGGCCCGGTTCGACGCCGCGCGTGTCGACAGAGTGCTCAGCGTGTTCGCTCGACTGCGGCACACACAGGGCAAGTGGGCGGGCGAGCCGTTCATACCCGACTCGTGGCAGGTCGCCTACATCCTCGCGCCCGTGTTCGGCTGGGTGGCGCGCAACGATGACGGTATCTGGGCTCGTGTCACACGCCGCGTGTACATCGACATCCCGCGTAAGAACGGCAAGACGTCGCTCGCCGGTGGCATCGCGACATACCTCACGACCGCCGATGGTGAGGCCGGGGCGCAGGTCTACGCCGTGGCGAGTAGCAAAGATCAGGCCCGGTTTTGCTTCGATCCGGTGAAGAAAATCGCCGAGTCGTCGCCCGCATTGACGCCCTATGTCAAGACTTTGCAGTCACGGATCATCCATCAGCCGTCCGGATCGTACTTCGCTGTCGTCTCGCGCGTCGCAGATGTCTTGCACGGGGCCAATATCTCCGGTGCGATCATCGATGAACTGCACATCCACAAGACTCCCGACCTGGTCGAGGCAGTCGAGACCGGTACCGGCTCGCGCACTCAGCCGCTGATTCTGATCATCACGACTGCCGACGACGGTCGTCAGGCGACGATCTACGCGCGGCGGCGGCACTACGTCGAGCAGCTCGCGCGTGGCGCGCTCACCGACCCCACGATGTACGGGGTGGTGTGGGCGGCAGACAAGGACGCCGACGCGTTCGTCGAGTCGACCTGGCGCGCTGCTAACCCGGGGTTCGGTATCTCGCCGTCCGCCGCGTATCTCGCGAGCGCGGCGAACGAGGCCAAGAACTCACCGGCCGATCTGGCGAAGTTCCTGCGACTGCACTTGGGTTTGCGGACCAAGCAAGAGACGCGGTATCTCGACCTTGAGGTGTGGGACCGCAACGCATCGATGGTCAATGAACAGAAGCTCGTCGGGCGCCACTGCTATGGCGGGCTCGACCTCGCCTCGTCGAGCGACCTCTGTGCACTCGCGTACGCCTTCCCCGACGGGCTCGGCGGGCACGATCTCTTGTGGCGAATGTGGGCCCCTGAGGGCGCGCTCAGGAAGCTCGACGAGCGCACAGCGGGAGAGTCGCGTGTGTGGGTGGCGCGTGGCCTGCTGATCGTCACGCCCGGCGACGTCACCGATTACGACTACATCCGTTCACAGATAAATCTCGACGCCGAAAAGTTCGGCATTCGCGAAATTGCTTACGACCCGTGGAACGCGTCGCAGCTCGTGACAGACCTCGGCAACGACGGTATATCGATGGTCACGATGCGCCAGGGATTCGCGTCGATGTCCGGCCCGACAAAAGAGTTTCAGCGGCTCATGCTCGAAGGCACGTCCGAGGTACCGCGGCTTCGGCATGGCGGTAACCCCGCCGTGCGCTGGCAGGTCGACAACCTCGCGGTTGAAATGGACGCTGCGGGCAACGTGAAGCCCAGTAAGAAAAACAGCGGAGACAAGATTGACGCGATTGTCGCCGCGATCATGGCGCTGTCCCGCGCCGTGCACTATGTCGAGCCGCGCAGGTCCGCGTACGCCGACAACGATCTGGAGGTCGTGTGATCCTCGCAATCCTGATCGTGGTCGCATCTGTGGCGATTCTCGCGACGGGATACCTGATCGCAGAGCGACTGCTCGACGCGAGCACTGTCGTGCGCCGTCGAGTGGTTGTGAACCTCTCTGACGGGCGCGCATTCTCCGGCGTGCTGACCGCGCGCCGCCGCAGGCTGCTCGTGCTGCGCAACGCCGAGCTACTGGAAAAGGGACTGTCGCCCGTCGCTATCGATGGAGTCGTCGTGATCGAGCGTGACCGAGTCGAGTTCGTCCAGGCAGCGGGAGGCTGACAATGTCGTTCGTCATCTCCCAGGGGCAGATGTCCAAAGTGGAACGGACCCTGTTCCCGCACGCGCCGATGGTGCGGCTCGACGACAATCTCGTCGAAGACTACGCGCAGATATGGCGCAGTCAGCCCAACGTCCGCACCGTGGTCGACTTCCTCGCGCGCAACATCGCGCAGTTGCCCATCCAGGTGTTCCGCCGCGTGTCCGACACGGACCGTGAACGGCTCAACGATCACCCGCTCGCGCAGCTTCTCAAGCGCCCCAACTACTTCACGACCCACTACCGCGCGATTGACAGCCTGATTCACGATATGGGCATCTATGACAATGCGTTCTGGGTCAAGGTCAGGCCTGACAGTGGCGGGCAAATGACCGGGCTCGTGCGTGTCGACCCGCGCATGGTGACCCCGATCGGCACGACCTTTATCACGAGCACCGACTACATGATTCAGGGCAACGGCGGATATCTCACGGTGCCCGCCGATCAGATGGTGCACTTCCGGGGCTATAACCCCGACAACATGCGTTGGGGCTGCTCGCCTATCGAGACGCTGCGCCGCGTGCTGATCGAAGAGTTCCAGGCTGGGGTGTACCGCGAGCAGTTGTGGCGCAACAGCGCCCGCATGTCCGGCTATCTCTCGCGACCGACTGACGCGCCGATGTGGGGCAAGGACGACCGGGGCCGGTTCCGTGAGCAGTGGCAAGCCCAGTACGCGGGCTCAGACGGCACGCACGCGGGAGGCACGCCGATTCTCGAAGACGGCATGTCATTCACGCAGGCCGCCGTCACACCCGAGCAGGCGCAGTACCTTGAGAATCGCAAGCTCACCCGCGAGGAAGTCGCTGCGGCATACCACATCCCGCTCCCGATGGTCGGCATCCTCGATCATGCGACGTACTCGAACATGAACCAGGCCCACGCCCAGCTCTATCAGGACACGCTCGGCCCTTGGTTTCAGCAGCTCTCTGAGGACATCGAACTCCAGTTGCTACCGGAGTTCGACGACAACGACGGCGTGTACGTCGAGTTCAACATTGCTGCGAAGCTCGCGGGCTCGTTCGAGGAGCAGGCCGCAGTTCTACAATCTGCTGTCGGCGCGCCGTACATGCTGCGCAACGAGGCACGTGCGCGACTCAACCTGCCAGAGCTCGACGGCGGCAATGAACTCGTCACGCCGCTCAATGTCCTGATCGGCGGACAGGCTAGCCCAACCGACAGCGCCCCGCCGGCAAACCCGCTCTCCGCACCGAAACATGTTGTGCCCCTTCATAAAGCGCGCGCGTCGGTCGCCGACGTCGACAAGATCAAGGCGTTGATGGCTGCGTTTTTCGCGCGTCAGCACAAGGCCATCTCGTCCGCGGTGGGTGCAACGCCGGACCCGTCGATCGGCGATGTGTTCGACGACGAACGCTGGGACAACGAACTGACCGGGGACCTGTTCAAGACAGCGGTTCCCGTCGCGTCGGGCATCGGCCGGGCCGTGCTGGAACTGCTCGGGCTCGACACAGTGTATGACGCGGTGCGCACACATTCCTACCTGCACACGTTCGCCGAGCTTGCTGCTACCGGGATCAACGACACCACGAAAGCGGACGTCACCGAGAAGCTCACTGCCGACGAGCCGTTGGTAGCGCTACAGGAATTGTTCGACGGCTACCAGGGCGGACGTGCCGATCAGATCGGCGAGACGCAGGGCACTGCACTGTCAGGTTTCGGCAGTGAGGAAGCCGTGAAGCAGACCGGCATGGACGGCAGCAAGACGTGGCAAGTCACGTCGAAAAACCCGCGTGCGTCACATGCCGCGATGGACGGCGAAACCGTTGGGGTGGAAGAGGAATTCTCGAACGGTGCCAAGTGGCCGGGAGACTCCTCGCTTGATGTCGACGAGCGCGCCAACTGCTCGTGTGAGGTCGTCATGTCCGTCTCGTGATCTTCGGCTCGACCAGACCCGCCGGTCTCAGCAATGCCCTTCCCGCGCGATCGGTGGCCGGTCCTGGTCATGCCCGAAAGGAACTTGTCGGATGAAAATCAAAACGTGCGCCGCGCAGATCAAGGCCGCAGGTCCCCATGAGGGCACAGAAGACGGACAGTTTGACGCGATCGTGGCGACCTACGATTTGGACTCTGTCGGCGATATGATCATGCCCGGCGCGTTCGCCGAGACCCTCGCGGAGTGGTCAGCGTCAGGCGACCCCATCCCGGTCTACTGGTCGCACCGCATGGACGACCCTGCGATGTGCATCGGCAGCGTGCTCAACGCTCAGGAAACCGAGCAGGGCTTGAAAGTCACCGCACAGCTCGACTTGGATAACCCGACAGCCGTGCAGGTGTACAAGCTCCTCAAGGGCCGCCGGGTGACGCAATTCAGTTTCGCCTACGACGTCGAAGAAGGCGCGTACGTCGAGAAGGCAGACGAGCGTTCCTATTACGAGCTGCGGAAACTCAAGCTCTACGAAGTCGGACCGACGCCGATCGGCGCGAATCAGCACACCGAACTGATCGACGTGAAGTCTGGGCTTACCGTCGAAGTGCACAGCGCAGACCGCGCCGCAGCAGCCGCGTTCGCGAAGTCGATCCGCAGCGCGCTCGCCGAACTCCCGGATACCGCTGTGGGAAACAACTCCACTGCGCCCGACGCCAAGCCCGCCGAGCAGCCCGGCGTGGCCGGCACAGGGCCCACCCCAGATTTTCAGGCCAAGGACGGCCGGAGAAACAGCAAAGCGGATGCGTCGAGCGTGCAGACGATCCACGATGCGGCAACAAATCTCGGCGCCGAATGCGAGCCCAGTGAAGAAGAGGTCACCGAGCCCGCCGACGACACCGAGGAAGACGCAGGAAAGGCCACGCTCGACACGCACGCCACGACCGAGGAGCCCGACGGGGCCAAGGCCGATGTGCCAGCGCAGGAAAGCCCCGCCTCATTCCGTCTACGCGCAGAGCTGACCTCGTCCGAGGTCGAGTTCGTTTCGTAAACCGAAGTGGGGAAACAGAACCATGCCAACGCTGGAATCAGTCACGACTGAGATCAAGGACTTTCTCGGCAAGGCTCGCGACATCGCGGACAAGGCTGAGACAGAGAACCGCGACTTCACCGACGCCGAGCGCGCCGAGATCACCGATCTCATGAAGAAGGCCGCCACTGGCAAGAAAAGCCTTGACCAGATCAAGGCCGACGCGGCAACGCGCAACGCCATCACAGACCTGGGCAACTCGATCGGCGAATACGAGCCGACCGCGACCAAGTCGACCAAGTCGGGCCTGATCGTCAACGACGGGCGCAAGTCCATCGGCGATATGTTCGTCGGCTCGCAGGGTTACACCGGCCTCGTAGCGGGCGCACCCAATGGACAGTTCGGCGAAAAAATGAGGATCCAGGGTCAGCCGACTGGATTCACGAACCTGCTGCCCGACCTGCACCGCAAGAGCCTGATCACTGGGTCGAACCCTGCGAGCGCGGGCAACATGGTGTATTCCGACCGACTCGGAATGCTCGGCGGGCTCGGCCCGTTCGAGCGCCCTCTGGTGCTGCGCCAGGTCGTCACCCCGGGCACCACCACCAGCGACACGATCGAATACGCCAAGGTCGTCTCTGTCACGAACAACGCCGCTCCGGTCCCGGAAGCGACGACCGATGCAGCAGTCAGCGCGACGAGCCCGATCGTCACCGCCGCCCAGGCGGGCGTGAAGCCGCAGTCGGGTTTCACCACGGTGCGTCAGACCGCCGTAGTCAAGACGATTGCCCACTGGATCCCGGTGACTAAGCGGGCGCTCGCCGACGCCGCGCAGGTCAAGACCCTGATTGACAGCTTCCTGCAGTATGGCTTGGAAGAGGAACTGGAAGACCAGATGGTGTCCGGCGACGGCACCGGGGAGAACTTCACCGGTCTCGCGCACACCTCCGGTATGCAGCTCCAGGCGTGGGACACCGACGCGCTGACCACTTCGCGCAAGGCCAAGACGCTCGTCCGCTTGGTCGGCCGCTCGGTACCGAACGCGTTCGTCCTCAATCCCTACGATGTCCAGACCATCGACCTGCTCAAAGATGCGATGGCGCGCTACTACTTCGGCGGCCCGGCCACGTCCGGTGATGTGCAGACCCTCTGGGGCCTGCCGGTTGTCGAGTCACTCGCTGTCCCGATCGGTACCGGCTATGTCGGCGACTGGACGAAAGCGATCCTCTGGGACCGTCAGCAGGCCGCGGTGACCGTGACCGATTCGCACGAGGACTTCTTTGTGCGCAACCTGGTTGCTGTTCTCGCCGAGCTGCGCGCAGCGTTCGGCATCATCCAGCCGAATGCGTTCGTCCAGATCGACCTGACCGCATAAGCGCTCGACTCCATGGTGATCAGGAGCGGCGACCGAATGCACGGCCGCCCCGGGCGGTGCCCTGTCTGCCACACGATGAACGCCACGTGTGGCAGCGGGGCACCGCTCGACCTGGCCGCTGTGGACATACCCGATCGACGGGAGAGTTTCGTGGGAACACTTGCAACCTATGACGTCGAGCTGCATGGCCAGCGCGCCCGGCTACGTCTCGACGAGCGCGACGCCCGCGCCCTGGGCGTATATGTCGACGAGGTCGCCCAGTCTGAGCCTCTACGGCTCACTGAAAACGAGCCCGGCGACGAGCAGGCAGAGCAGAAGGCGAGCACGCCGCCGCCGAACAAATCACGACGCGCCCGCAATAAGGCCGCCTACGATTCGCGCAGCAGCAACGCATGAGCGCGCTCGCGACGTTCGATGATCTCCGCGTGCTCTCTCGCGCAGCGTGGTCAGACGACGACGACGAGCGCGCAGCAGCTCTGCTGGGCGTGGCCTCAACAGTGGTACGCGACTACTGCGGCTGGCAGATCAGCGCTGTGACAGATCAGACCGTGATGCTCGACGGGCCCGGCGGACACCTGCTGTCCCTGCCGTGCATGAACGTCTCGGCTGTCAGCGCAGTACAGGTCATGATCGGTGACGGGCTCGTTGCCGTCGTCGACTACATCCCGTCCGTCAGCTCGGGAATGCTGCGGCGGCGGCGCGGCTGGCCCTCAGAGTTCTCGTCGATCGAGGTCACGTACTCGGGCGGGTATGACCCCGTCCCTGATGTTGTCGTTGCTGTGGTGTGCGCTATCGCAGACCGCGCGCAGACACTCCCCGTAGGCGTGTCACAGGAAGCGACGGGGTTGATCAGCCGCACCTATACCGGAACCGACACGGGGCCAGTGTCGCTCAACAAAGCCGAGCGTGACGTACTCGGACCCTACCGGATGTCGCGGGAAAGCTGAGGTCGTCGTGATTCCGTTCGGCGTGCAGACGGTGACCTTGATCCGGCGCGTACTCGGCGTACCCGACGCGTACGGCAACGACGTGTATCACGATGTGCGGGAAGCGTTGCGCCACTGCCAGGTCCAGCCGAACACCCTCACCAAAGAGGCGCTCAACGGCCGCGACCAGGTAGAAGATCGAATGATCCTGCACGCCCCGCCAACCGCGCGATTCGAGTCCGTCGACGCTGTCGACGTCGCCGGGGTTCGCTATGAGGTGCACGGGCAACCGAAACCCTGGCCCGACTGGTCAGGCGGCGTCCACCATATCGAGGTCGTCCTACAGCGGATCGAGGGCTGAGCGATGACAGAGTTCACGCTCGACCCGAATATCGTCGGCGAGATTCTGAAGAACAACTCGCAAGTACGCGACGAGTTGGGCAGCATAATCAAAAAAGGGCTCCAGGCTGCGCAGGAAATGGCCCCAGTCGGCGACATCAGCGAGTCAGCCTATGACGATGGTAGCCGTCACCCGGGCGACTACCGCGACGGTCTTCAGGGCCGGGTGGTCGTGCAGCGGTCCCGCATGATCGGTCAGGTTGTCTCGACTGATTTCAAGTCGTGGTGGATCGAGTTCGGAACAGTGAACATGAGCAAGCAACGCGTACTCGGCCGCACGATGGACTCACTGACAACTGACGGCGATACCAGGTCTGTCCTCATGGCGGGTGACTAATGCCTGCGCCACTGCTGCGATTCGCTGACGTCGAAGCCGCACTAGTCGGGGCGCTGGGCAATGTGAGCGGCGTGCGACGCGTCGTCACGCTGCTGCCCGCAGCGCTCGTCGGCGTACTCCCTTTGCTGAGGGTGCAACGGTTCGGCGGCCACGACAACCGAGTAACCGACACCGCGAACGTCGACATTGAGACCCTGGCCGGCACGTACGGTCAGGCAAGCGCGCTCGCGAACCTCGTGCATACGACAGTGCTCGCGCTCGCTCACACACCGTTACAGGGAACCATGTTCGACACAGTCGAGACTATCTCGCATCCGATATGGGTCGACTATGAGAACCCGAATGTGTCGCGTTTTGTTGCGACATACGAGATAGCGGCCCGCGTGCTCGCCTGACGCTTGCCGATTCACACCCTAAACGCAGACCCGCCACCGGCCCCGCCTGCGGGGATTTCCGTTATCCGCTATCACTGAGGAGACCCCGCGATGGCAAGCGCCACATGGGATACGTTGTTCGACGGCCGTACTGACCTCATTCGGAAGATGCTTTTCGGTTCGGTCCTGATCAAGGATTACGACCCGGCTGTATCGCTCGCGACGTTCTCCCCGTTCGACTCCACCACCGGTGGCCTGTCGAGCACGCTCGTCTCAGGCCACGGCCTGGCTGACATGGGCTACCTGGACGAGAACGGCGTGAAGTTCGCGCCGACTACTGCGACGGCCGACACGCTCGCGTGGCAGTCACGCCTTCCGCTGCGGACCGACTTCACCTCGTCGACCGAGAAGGCCAGCGCGGTCTTCCTCCAGTCGAGCCCTGTCGTGGAAGCTGTGTTCCACAACAAGGTCATTCCGCTGACGGACACTCTCGGGCAAGAAGCCTATGAGATCACCGACGATCTGACCCCGGCCATCATCTACCGGTCGGTGTTGTTCCTCGGCGTCGACGGCTCCGGCGCGGATGTGCAGTACGCCTGGAAGCTTTACCCGAAAGCTCTCATGACCAAGCCGTCCGAACAGGACTGGCAGGCGAAAAAGGAAGTTCAGTACGGAATGGAATTCACTCCGTATCCGGACCCCGTCGCCGGGTTCGCAGTCACTCGTGGCCGTGAAGGCCCAGGATGGCGTTCGCTGGCCCCGGTCACCCCATAAGGCCCGGGTGGGGGCGCGTATCCCACGGCGGGTCTGTACGCGCCCCTGCTCGGCTACACATCTTTGCCAGACCCGCCGAAGATCCGCCGACGATAAGGAAAGACTTCCCATGTCAGACATTGACCTTGACGCCATTCTCGCGCAGCGAGCCGAAGCGACCGGCGAGGTAGATACCGTGCCGTTCGCCTTCGCCGGGGAAACCTGGCGCATCAAGCATCCGTTGCTCGCTGACGACGAATGGAAGGACGAACTCGAAGACGTCGACAACGCCGACGGCATCGGCATCGCGCAGCACTATATGGGCGAGGAACAGTACGCCCGTTTCGTCGCAGCCGGAGGCAGGTCCGGTTTCGTCGTGCTGATCATCCGCGAAGTCGGCAAGGAGATGACCGACCTGACCGGGGATGACAAGCGCCCTACACGATCCTCGACATCCTCGCGCAAGCGCCGGAAGCGGTAGAGGCTGACCTCGCGCGGTACTACCCGCGCGGGGCTGACCAGCTCGCCGCGTACTGGCGGGGCGAGATGTCCTTGCGCCGCTTGCGGGTTCTGGTGCAGCACCTACCGGCTGACTCGGCGAGCGCCTGCATGTTGCGCGGGAACTCGTGGACAGACAAGGAATACTTGCTAGCCCTGCTGGTCGATCATCTGGCCCTGTCTCGATACGAATTCGCGAAGGCCAACGGCGGGTCACCCGACGAGCCGCAGCCCGTACACCGCCCCGGCGACGAGGCACCCGAGGACAGGCGCGAACTGTTGCGCGCTGCCCACGATTCCGTGATGGCTCAAATCAAAGGGGCGTGATCCGCGGTGGCCTCAGTCGGCGTGCTGACACTCGACATCATGCCGAGTGTTAAGGATTTCAGCGGCGATATCCAGTCGCAGATCATCGGCCCCGCAACTCAGGCGGGAGTGCGCGCCGGAGAAGGCATCTCCTCCGGCATCCTCAGGGGTGCCACAGAAGGCTCAACCGGCGCGGGTCGCGCTATCACTTCGTCGATTACCGAGTCGGGCACACGGGCCGGTTCCGAAGCTGGGAAGGTTCTTCAGACTCAGCTCGGCGCGGCAGGTGCCCGTGCTGGTCGTGAAGCCGGTACGGGTATCACTGAAGGCGTGGTGTCGGCCACGTCCCGCGCGGGCAGCGACGCTGGGCGCACACTGTCATCCAGCGTCGCGAGCGGAGGCAGGACCGGCGGGAAAGAAGCTGGGGACGCTATCGGCAGCGCGGTCGGCGACGGCGCGAAAGAGGGTGGCTCCCGAGCGAAAACCCATCTGGCTGACGGAATCCACGAAGGAGCCAAGCAGGGGACCGCGCGGTCCAAAGAGTCGATGATGTCCGGGTTCGAGGGAATCGCCAAGGGCATGGCTGCGATGTGGGCAGGCAGCAAGGCGTTCGATTTCTTCAGTGAGTCCGTGCAGGCTGCGAAGGACTACAACTCGACGAACCGGACCGTTCAAGCGACATTGCAGAATGTCGGCGCTGGCGCAGGGGTCACGACCGAGTCCTTCAAGAAACTTTCCGAAGCCAACGCCGATCTCTCGGGCGCGGGCGACACCGCACAGCTCAGTATGCAGCAAACGTTGCTGGGCTTCACAAACATCAAGAACTCCGCCTCCGACAAAATCTTCGACAAGACCGCGCTCGCGGTCAACGACCTGTCAGCCGGCATGGGAATCGAGCTGCCCCAAGCGGCGACGACCCTCGGCAAGGCGATGGACAACCCAGCGCAGGCGGCAACTTCGCTGCGTAAAGCGCACATCGACTTGTCGGCCGCGCAGCAGCAGTCCATTAAGGACATGGTCAAGAACGGTGACACCGCTGGGGCTCAGAAGGTAATCCTTCAGGCTGTGGAGGACCGGTACAACGGGGTGGCCGCTGCGTCAGCCACGACCGGCGCGCGCAACTCCGTTGCCATGGAGCGGATGAAGACCGACGTCGGCGAGAAGCTCTTGCCTGCCATGGGCAAGTGGACCAAGTTCATGCAGAGCGAGGTTATCCCGAAACTTACTGCGGTGATTGGGTTCCTCGGTGATCACGCGACTGAGGTCGGCACGTTGATCGGGGTCCTCGGCGGGCTCTATGTGGCGTACAAAGTGTATACCGCCGGTGTCGCGATCATGACCGGTATTCAGACAATCTGCACCACCGTCACGGAACTGCAGGAAAAAGGCTTCGGCAAGCTGAATAGCACAATGAGAGCTAACGTCATCGTGACTATTGTGCTGCTGATCGCTGCGCTGATTCTCGCGCTGATCTACGCGTACAATCATTGCGAGACATTCCGGAATATTGTGGACAAAGTCTGGGATGTCATCAAAAAGGTCGGCGCATTTATTGGCGACATTTTCGTGGCTATCTGGAACGCTCTCGTTGACGCGTTTCATAAAGTTGTTGAGGCGGGAAAGACTGTCGGCGAGAAGCTGTCCGGCGTCATGCACGTCATCGCGGACGCGGCCTCGTGGATGTGGGACAACGTTCTCAAGCCCGTGTGGGACAAGCTCGTTGCCGCGTTCGATTGGGTTGTCGGCGCAGCAACCGATTTCGGCAAGGGCGTGGCGAAGGGTTTCAATGTCATCAAAGACGCGGCCGTGTGGTGGTGGGACCACGTACTGCATCCGATCTTCGATGCCTACGCTATCGCCGTCGCGGTCCTGATTGCCATCGTGTGGGTCGTGTTCGTCAAGCCGATGATCTGGCTCTTCAAGGATGTACTCGCGCCGGTATTCGTGTGGCTGTGGGAGCACGTGATCAAGCCCGTTTTCGACAAGATCGGCGACATTTTTAACTGGATCTGGAACGCGATTATTTTCATTGTCGTCGGCCTGATCAAAAAAGAAATCGAGATCCTGTTCGGCGTATTCAACTTCCTGTGGGAGAACGTCGTAAAGCCGGTGTTCAATAAGATCGGCGACATTTTTAACTGGATCTGGAACGCGATTATCTTTGTCGTCGTGGGTCTGATTAAGAAAGAAATTCAGATTCTATGCGACATCTTTAACTGGCTCTGGGATAATGTCGTCAGGCCGGTATTCAGCAAGATCGGCGATATCTTCACCTGGATTCATGACACGATTATCAGGCCAATCGTTGACAAGATAAAAGAATCTATCGACGGCTGGGGCAAGATTTTCCACTGGTTGTACGACAATGTAATCAAGCCTGTTTTTGACAAGATCGGCGAAGCGGCTAACTGGTTCTGGGACCACGTCATTCACCCGGTGTTCGACTTCATCAGCGGAAAGGTGCACGACGTCGGTCAAGCCTTCAGCGACATGGGCGACACGATCGGCGGCATCTGGGACGGGCTCAAGAAAATGGTGCACGACGGCATCCAGGCCGTCGTGAACTTGGTGTGGAACAACGGTTTGCGGCCCGTGGTCAATGCCGTACTGAAGTGGATCCCGGGCATGGACGAGCTGCCCCGCTTCGATGTCCCGCAGTTCGCGGGCGGCGGCGTGCTGTCCGGATATGCCCCCGGGCGCGACACCGTGCACGCACTGCTCTCGCCCGGCGAGGCAGTGCTCGTGCCCGAGCTGGTCCGCATGATCGGGCCCGCCGCAATTCTCGCAGCCAACGCCGACGCAGCACGTCACCGTTACCACGGTGGCGGGCTCGTCGGTCACTTCGCTGACGGCGGGATCGTCAGTGGCGCAACAGGTCCCGCCGCGAACGCATCGGGTGCACCGATGGCCGGCACAGCCGCCGGATCGGCGGCCGATCTCGACGCGACGACCAAGGCAGCAACGAGCGCCGACGCTGCCATTCAGAAGCTCGCGGCCAGCATCACAGGGACACTCACGCCCGCCGAAGCTGCGCTCAGCGCGCTGATCCTGGCGCAGGTGGTGCCCACCCTCATGCTCGCTGAGCTGCACGTGGGAACTGTTCTACCCCAGCAGAATGCAGCGCTGGTCACATCGACCGTCGCGAGCTGGATGACAATCACCGCGACGATCACCGCCAACGACAACGCAGTCACCGCGCGACAGAACGCACTCGCGCAGTTCCTCGCCGCCTCGTGGGCGGGCATCACTGCCGTGGTGAGCGCATCGACGACCGCGCAGCTCACCGCGTTCGGCGGGCTCGGCAACGGCCTGTCGGGACTGCGTGACGCTGTCGGCCTCACCGCGACATGGGTACACGACCGGTTCGCCGACATGCAGGCAACGGCGTCCGCGCCGATTCGCTGGATTCTGCAGAACCCGTTCAACGCCGGATTGATCGCAGCCTGGAACAGTCTGGACTCAAGTTTCGCGCTGGGTAAGCATCTCGCGCCCGTAGCGATCCCGTTCGCGACTGGTGGCGAAGTCCCCGGAATCGGCAACACAGACACAGTCCGCGCGCTGCTGACCCCGGGCGAATACGTGCTGCCGAAACCTGTCGTGGACAAGTGGGGGCTCGACAACGTCCGCGCTGCGCACGAGGCCGCGCTCGTCCCCGGAGACTGGAGCGGCGTCGAGGGAATGATTCTCGGGTTCGCAGACGGTGGCGTAGTTCCCGCGACAGGCAGCGCGCAGAGTGCTGCCCTGGCACGAGGTATCGCCTACGCGCAGTCCATGACCGGCAAGCCCTACGTCTGGGGTGGCAGCTCCACAGCGGGCACAGACTGCTCGGGTTACATGGGGTCTATCGCCCGCGTGCTGCTGGGCTTGCCTCCGTTCCCGCGCGAGTGGGCGACTGGCGCGGTATCGGCCAGCACGCCACCGCCGCATTTCGTTCCGGGCATTGACGGGACGTTCGCGATCGGCGTCAATCCTGGGTCGCATACGGCAGGCACGCTCGCCGGAGTCAACGTGGAGTCCGGCGGTGTGCACAACAACGTGCAGTACGGCGGCAACTCTGCTGGAGCTGACGCGAGCCAGTTCCCGCTGAAATTCCATCTCCCCGAACTGGGCGGGTCCTTTGTGTCCGGTGGCGGGGGCAGCGGCTTCGACCCGTCCGCGGTCGCTACTACCGCGTTCGCCGACACCTACAAAATGATCGGTCAGATCACCGGCCTGTTCGGCGCGTCGATGATGGCCAGTCAGGGCCAGGGCGTCGCCACTGCTGGGGCCGACGCCGCGAAGTCTGCGGCCATATCGAAGATCACGGCACTGGTCGCGGACACCAGCGCGGGCAGTGCCAGCTCGGCAGGCTCGGCTGACCTTGTCGCTACTGTGCGCGGCATCGCGGCGGGCTACGGCTGGAACAACGGCGCAGAATGGGACGCGATCGACTACATCGTGTCGCACGAGTCGAGCTGGGACCCGACCAATCAGAACAAAGTCTCCACCGCGTACGGACTGTTCCAGTTCCTTGACGGGACATGGGGCGGTACCGGCGTCGCCAAGACCAGCAATCCCACGCAACAGGCTATCGCCGGTATGCGTTACATCCACGACCGCTATACCGACCCGCTGGGCGCGAAAGCGTTCTGGGATGCCCACCACTCCTACGACAGCGGCGGCATCGTGCCCGAAGGGAACACGCTGGTAACAAACAGCTCCCGTCGCCCTGAGGCTCTGCTCAACGGTCAGCAGTGGGACGACATTCACGCGCTCGCCCTGGCGCGCGGGCGCAGCGGCGACGCGCCCAACGTGACCGTGAACGCTCGCACTGACGCCAGTCCAGAGCACATCGCTGCCGTGGTCGCTCGTCGGCTACAGCTCGCACTGAGAGTGGGATAGCCCGGTGTATGGCGCGAACACATGGCAGCTCGACTGGCTCACGCTCGACCCGACACCCGACAAGCGCGACGCAGACGGCGTCCAGTGGTTCGCAACGAAAGTCGAAGGCTTCTGGGGCGCACCGAAATCCGATGTGGCGTTCACCCCGAAGGTTGCCCGCGCGGGAGTGTTCCGCGTGCCCGGCTGGAAGCGTGAGCGCATCATCACTGTGACAGCTCGCGCGTACGCCCCGACTGACGCTCTGCTGCGTCGAGCCGAGGCGCTCGTGTCGGGCCTGCTCTCCGGCGACGACGTCGAGTATCCGCTGATCTGTCAGTCCGATATCGGGCCACTGGTGTGCAGCGTGGTCCTGGATGGCGACATCACCACGACACCGCTGACGACTGTGTCCGAACCCGGGTTCGAGTTCGCTGTGCAGGTCGCAGCGCCCGACCCGCGCAAATACACCGTTGCTTGGCAAGTCATGCAAACACGCCTGCCGTGGCCCGCCGCTGTGTCAGGGCTCGACTTTGTCAGCCCGGGTGGCATCGACTTTGAGACGACGGGCGGTATCCACTTCGGGCTCGCGGCGTCGTCGGGCCTGATGTCGATGGCAAACCAGGGCACTGCGCCCGCGTTCCCCACGTTCGTGCTGACCGGCCCGCTGGTCACGCCGACGATCACTACTCTCGGTGGAACGTTGACATATAACGCAACCCTCGGCGTCGGCGAGTCGATCACCATCGATACGTCAGTGCCGTCGGTGCTGGCCGGCACGAGCTCGTCTCGTCGACATTTGGTGCACCCAGCCAATTTCGAGGCGTTTCTCATTCCAGCCGCGACCCCTGACGGTGAGCCCGGCGTACGCACTGTCGGTCTCAGCCACCTTGGCGCGGAGACCGCAGCCGGATACGTGACCGCCGAGTTTCGCTCTGCGTGGTTCTGACCCGCATCTCACTCGACTCTGCGAAAGGAACCCCTTATGCCTGCCCTCGGTACTGTCGCGACGTCGGCGCATCACGCCTGGGCCTATCAGGACCGCATCGACGCTGCCTCTGCCCGCTTCGCGTTCGCCGGTCTGCTCGCGCCGTCGCCCTCGGGCTCGGCGACCCCGTACCGCTCCGGCGTGTTCGCGTCCGGCGACACGACCAGCGCGAACGGTCCCACCCATACAGGTCTTCAGGTGCGCCCTGGGACGGGGCTCACGCCGACAGTCGAAGCGGGTCACGCTGTCGTCGACACCCCTGACAATGGGCCGTACATGGCGTCCCTGGGCGGGCAAGAGCTGCTCGTGCTCGACCCCGCCTCACCCGGCATGAGCCGCATCGACCTCGTGATCGGCCGCATCTATGACGATCAGAACTCCGCACTCGGCTCGCCGGTCGGCCAGCGAAAATTCACGGTAGAAGTCTGGACCGGTGACGCGTCGTCGGGCACGCCCGTCCGCCCGACCCCGACACCGGCCGCAGGCTGGATACCGCTCGCCGCGATCACCGTCGCGGCGGGTGCGTCGAGCCTCACCGCTGCGAACATCGCTGATCTGCGCGGCCCCGCGCTCGTCGCGCGTGGTGGCGCGACGCTGCTATACGGGGCTGACTCGACCCCGGGCAGCGCTGCGCTTGCTGTACGCGGCTCACACCCGGGCGACCGGCGCTGGGTCGGGCGCTCTGACCAGTTCCACGACCAGGTATACGAGGGCTCCGCGATCGGCTGGCGCGGCGCGGGCAACGTTCACCGGTACTCGCCGAAGGCAGTTCCGACCGATCATCACTTCTATGCAGGATGGGGCGCAGAGGCAGACTTCCTGCGCTTCACTGTGCCTGACCCGGGCGTGCCGTATCTGGTCTACCCCAGTGCGCGAGCGGCTATCACCCTGTCGAATCAATGCGCGGCTGACCTGGTGATCGTGATCGCTCACCCTGTCGCGCAGTCTGTCTCGAACTGGGTGAGGTTCGACACCTACGGCTCGGTGACCGACAAGCTGTGCGTCCCCAACGTGGCCCCCATGCACAACGGCCCGTACACCGGAACAGTCGATGTGATCGTGCGTGTCGGGATGCGAGACCAATACAACGAACACAACGGGTTTGTTATTAGCCCAGAGAACTTCGGGATTCAACTGTCCATCCTCGTGATGCCAGCGGCCAGCGACGACGGGGACTGACCCAGTGCGCGAGTGGCGAGCGCTGGTCGCCGAGACAGTCAGCGGCAACGTCGTCGCCGATGTGGTGATGTCGGCATACCCTCAGTTCTCACGCAAGCTCTGCGACAAAGGGTCATGGGCAATAGATCTGGTTGTCGACGACAAGGCCAACCGCGGAATCGACTTCCACGCGTTCACCGAACCCGCGCGGTACTCGTGGATCGTCGCCTACAACGACATGGCTGTGCAGGCCGGGCCGGTCTGGACCTATGCGTTCAAGGAAGACTCACGCACGCTCAGCGTGGCGGGCAGCGGGCTCGGCGGCCTGTTCGGCCGCAGGGTGCTGCGCAACCCTGCCGGTAACGCGGCGACGGTCGCCGACGTGTCGAACGACCTCACGTACACGGGACTCACGCTCGCGAGCATCCTCGTGGAGTTGGTCAGTGACAACGCTTCCCAGTTCGGTTACGCGTTGCCGCTCGATTGGCCGGCATTGACGCCAGGCAGCGCGCAGCGCACCTTCGCGGGCGCGGAACTCGCCAACGTGTGGGACCGGCTGACCGAATTGTCGCAAGTCATCAATGGGCCAGAGTTCGAGTTCGCCCCGGTACTCAGCGCGGGGGGATCACGCATCCGCTGGCAGCTCGTGACCGGCTCGCCGCTGCTCGGAGACTCGGCCAGCACGAGCGTGTGGGACTATGGCGCAGCGCTGTCAGCGATCGACATCGACGTGAACGGCTCGGCGTCGCCAGTCACGCGCGTCTGGGCGAAAGGTGCAGGGCAGGACGCCGCGACGCTGACGGGCTTCGCCGAGAACGCCGATTTGATTGGCGTCGGCTATCCCGGGCTCGACTACGTCGACAGCGCCCACACCAGCGACACCAACCCCGACGACCTGACCGGGTACGCCCAGGCTGACGCGGCTGACTTCCGCACACCCGACGAAAAGTGGGCGTGCACGGTCCGTATCGATGGCCTGATCAACAGCGACGGCGTCGAGATATCACCCGGGTTCGGGTCCTGGTCGCTCGGCGACGCGCCGTTGTTCGGGCTGTCCGGTCACCCGTGGATAGCGGACGGGCTCTATCGCCGCCGGATTCTTGGCTACACACAAGCGGACCCGTCGACGCTGGCGCTCGTCATCGGCTCGACACCCATGGTGGTCTGACAGAAACCCAGGTGCCCTATGCCCATGCCTCCAGGGTCGGCGACTCCCGAGGAACAGTTCCGGTTGATTGACAAGAGGTTCGACGACCTCAGTCGGCGACGCGCAGTGCTGCCCACCGTGCAAGTGCAGCTCACGGGTGCTGTGTCATTGTTCCCCGGCGACACGCTCGCCGGGCCGAACTGGGCCGCAGCCGACGACGCGATGAACATGTTCACCGCCGCAAATCCTTGCTACATAACGGTTTCTGTGCGCGGGTGGTACGCGGTCTTTTTTCACGCGGCCATGGCCGGCACGCCCGGTGACGAAGTCGCGGTCAAAGTCACCCGCAACATGGTCAGCGTGGGCGGAGCAATCGCTACCGATGCCACGACGATCACGCCCGGCGGCGACGGCGGCGTTTGCTCAGCCAACCGTCCCCGTATCTACCTGAATGCGGGCGACGTTCTGTACTGGTCGATGTACGGGGCCTCACCTTGCACTCTTCGGCCGTCTGGTTTCAGCGTCCCCACCGAGGTAACACTCCGCTACATTGGTGGTACGTAAGACATGCTGTCCGTGATTCTCGCGCAGGCCGCGCCGTTTGACCCGACCACATTCGTCAACTTCGGCGTGCTCGGCCTCGTGGTCTTGTCCTTGATCACCGGATGGCTATGGACAAAGCCCAGCGTGGACCGGCTTGTCGCAGAGAAAGAACGCGCCCTCGCCGACCGCGACAAGGCCGACGCTCAGCGCGATGCAATGGCGTTGGTACTCCAGGAGAAGCTACTGCCGGTGGTGGGCGATTTCATCAACACCACCCGCGCGCTTCTCCCTGTGCTGCAAGAGATTCAGCAACTTCAGAAAGTTCTACCCCTGATTCACGAACTGATCAAAGCAGGTGAAGCAAATGGGCCGCCGTCAAGGAAGTTCTGACGTGCCAACGAGTAACCCTTTCCCTCACCCTCACACGCCCACAGTCGACGAGGTTGACGCGCTGACCGAGCGAGCTTCGGCTCTGCTCGACGAACTACGCACGGTACTCAGCGAGATATCGGAGACGTTGCCACAGCACAGGATCGAGGCGGTATGAGCTTCCTACAGCGATGGTTCGGGAAACGTGCACCGCCTGCATCATCGACCCCTGAGCGCCCCGCGAACCTCGATCATCTCACTGCTAAGGCTGACGCCATCTTGGCTGAGCTGGACGACATCGTGAAGCGCCTAAACGCCAAGATGGCAGAAGGAGCACCGAAATGACCGACAAGGACGGACGCCCGCACTCGGTCACGATCACCGCAGCCGAAGACTTGACCGCAGCTATGGACCGTCTCGGGATTGACATTCACGGGCTCGACCGCGCGGGAAAGCGGAATCGCCGCCTGATCTTCGCCGTCGCTGCGTCGGTGGTGCTCGACGTCGCACTGACTGTGGTTCTGGGCTTTACGGCTATCAAGGCCAACGACGCGGCTGTGTCTGCCGCATCTGCGACCGCGAGCAACGTTGTGAATGAGCAAGCGACGCGAATCGCTTGTGTAGCAACAAATGAGGCTCGCGCAGCTTCTGTCCAGCTATGGAAGGCGGTAGTCGACGCGATGGCTAAAGCGGACCCGTCGCCCGGCAACGATAAAGTCATTGCCGAACTTCGCGCCTACATCACTGTGGGATTCGCGCCCCGCGATTGCGGCACGCCCTAGTCAGTACGGAGGAGTGAGCTATGCCGGTTCTTATTGACCTGTACCAGAAGTACAACGCTATTGCGGACTGGCCGGCATTGAGCCGGGCCGTCTCGGGCGCATACGTCAAGTTCTCCGATGGCACGTGCGCTGCTGCTGTACACGCCGACGACTATGTGAAGTCGTGTCACGACAACGGAATCCCGTTCGGCGGCTACCACTTCGCCGAGCCCGGCGACCCCATCGCACAGGCCGACTGTTTCGTGGCCCTGTACAAGAAGTTCCGGCCACTGCTCGCACCCGCGCTCGACCTCGAAACCGGTGAGATCCCTCTCGGTCAGAGAAAAGCTTTCGCTCGTGCGTTTCTTGAACGCGTGCACCAGACCTACGGCACGGTCGTGCTCTACGCCAACAGCTCGTGGCTGTGCACTCTGAATCCCGACGCGTGGCCGTATCCGTGGGACCTCACGTGGTGCGCCGAGTACGGCACGAACAGAGGTCTGCGTAATGCAGTGCGTCAGTACCCGGGCCGTGTCGACCTGCACCAGTACACGAGCCGGGGCCACATCGGCGGGGCTGTGAGCCTTGTCGACCTGTCGTGGACAGACAACCTCGCGCCGTTTCTTCTCCAGCCCAGCCACACAAGCCGAGTCGCTCCGGCCGCCGCTCGCTCGACGAAAGAGGATGACGTGTCTGTGAACTCGCACGACTACCAGCCGACCGGTGCCGCTGACGCTGACGGCGCGGTGCCAGAGCGTTGTCACACATTCGTTGTGCCCGTGGGTTCTGCGTCTGCCATCACTGGCCGCGCGTGGCTGTCGTTCAAATGCGCGGTCGGCGCGGCGAAGTCTGTGCGCTTGATGGCGATTGGCAGCAACCCCGTGCATTACCTCGTTGACCGCACGTTCTCCCCGGTCAGCGCGGATGCGAGTCGACCGTGGATCGAAGCGCCGGATGGTGCAGATCAGTTCACGGCGTTCGTGCGATCCGAATACCCGTACTCGCTCTGCATTGAGGTGGACTCGAAATGACTCACGCGAAGGCCGCAGTCGCCGTTATCGGAACCGTGATTTCCGTTGTCGTCGCATCGTTCTCGGGTGACAACACGATCTCCCCGCAAGAGTGGATCAACGTCGCCATCTCTGCTGCGACTGCGCTCGCCGTCTACACAGCGCCGAACGTTCCCGGCGCGCACGTGACCAAGTTCCTGCTCGCGATTCTCATGGCCATGCTGACGCTCGCCGTGACTCTGATCGCTGGGGGCGTGACGACTGCCGAATGGCTGCAAATCGCCATGGCCGGACTCGCCGCTGTCGGCGTTTACGCCATGAGCAACAGCGACGACGTGCCAGCTACGCCGCCACCCGTGGGCGTGTAGCCGGTGGCCGCCGTCGACCACGACCTGTATATCGAGCAGGGCGCGACATTTACCGTCACATTCGAGTGGCGTGAAGACAGTGCGACGGGGCCGCTGATCGATACGGCGGGCTACTCGCCACGCATGCAAATCCGCCAGCGCCCAGGCTCGTCCGTGCTGCTCACCGTGGACTCCAGCATCACCGCGGTGGGCGGCATCATCGCTCTGCGCATCGGCGCTGACATCACCGCGACGCTGACCCACAGCGGCGTGTATGACATCGAACTGCACAGCGTCAGCGACTCGACCGAAGTCGTGCGTCTCGCACAGGGCGCTGTGACCCTCTCGCGTGAGGTGACAACGTCATGACAGACACAGTCGTCGTCGTGCGCGAGCCGATCTCTGTCGTCGCCGTCGCGAGCCCCGGGCGGGGCCCTGCGGGCGTTGGTGGCCCAGCCGGACCCACCGGGCCCACCGGGGCGGCGTCGACCGTTCCCGGCCCGCCGGGAGCGGAGGGCGCTACTGGTCCCGCCGGTCCCGCAGGAGCCGCCGGAGCTGCGTCGAGCGTGCCCGGCCCAGTGGGGCCCGTCGGCCCCCCTGGAGCCGACTCGTTGATACCAGGCCCCATCGGTCCCATAGGGCCCGCTGGGGCCGATTCAGTCGTGCCCGGTCCCGCTGGGCTTCCCGGCGCTGACTCAACTGTCCCTGGCCCCATAGGGCCTGCGGGCCCAGCAGGAGCCGACTCGACTGTCCCCGGTCCCGTGGGGCCAACCGGCGCGACCGGCGCAGCGTCCACAGTGCCCGGCCCTATAGGGCCGACCGGCGCGACCGGCGCGACCGGCGCAGCGTCGACCGTGCCGGGTCCCGTGGGTCCTGCCGGACCGACAGGACCCGCAGGGCCGACAGGTATGACAGGTGCTACCGGGGCAGCGTCCACCGTCGCGGGCCCCACCGGCCCGACCGGCGCGCCATCGACCGTTCCGGGCCCGATAGGGCCAGTAGGTCCCGCTGGGCCTACAGGGCCGACCGGCGCGACAGGTGCAACAGGTGCCACCGGTGCCACCGGTGCGGCGTCGACTGTGGCAGGCCCCACCGGCCCGACCGGCGCGGCGTCCACTGTCCCCGGACCAGTGGGGCCCGCAGGCCCAGCCGGACCGACAGGCCCCGCTGGGGCCGACTCCACCGTACCGGGCCCCACCGGCCCGACCGGGGCGGCTTCGACCGTGCCCGGACCGGCAGGCCCCACAGGCCCGACCGGGGCGGCATCGACTGTGCCCGGACCGGCAGGGCCCACGGGGCCGACTGGCGCGACCGGCGCGACTGGCGCGGCATCGACGGTTCCCGGGCCTACGGGGCTTACGGGCGCAACAGGTCCAGCCGGACCGAGCACGTACTTGCTGAGCGCGAAATGGGGGATTGACTGAGATGGCAGACGTAGCGAAGCGGTTGTGCGGCCCGGTATTGCTCACCGGCACCGTAGTCACCTACTACACGGTTCCCGCCGCCACGACGACCATTATTCGCAGCATTCACGTGAACAACGGCGGCGGCACGGCAAACACTCTCACGCTCGGAATCGGCGGGGTGACCATTGCCCTGTCGCTGTTCTATCAGTTTCCGTTGGGGGGCAACGGAGCCGTTGACTGGTCAGGTTTCCTGGTGATGAGCGCGGGCGAAACGCTGCAGGTTCTGGCGAACAACGTCAACGTGCTCTCGCTGACAGTAAGCGGGGTCGAGACCTCGTGACCATCATTCTGCGCGGTACGGACGCGGTGAACTCGGGCAAAGCCGCCGGGGCCTTGTCTCATGCGGAGGGCACGGGGCAGACCACTACCGGCGGGGCGCAGGCGCACGCCGAAGGGTCGGGCTCATCGGCGGGTGCGCAGGGGGCCCACGCGGAAGGCAGCTCCACCGCTACAGCATCCAACGCTCACGCTGAGGGGAGCGCCACGCAGGCCACCGGAAGCGGGGCACATTCGGAGGGCTCCGGCTCTGTCGCATCGGGAAACAACTCGCACGCCGAGGGAAGCTCGACCACCGCGTCGGGTTCCAGCGCGCACAGTGAAGGCGCGAACACCACCGCGTCGGGCACGAACTCCCACGCCGAGGGCGCGGGCGCCGTCGCGTCGCGGGTGGCGCAGCACGCGAAAGCCAGCAGCTTTTTCAACAGCTCCGGGGATACCCAGTACAGCAACTACGTCGCGATGTGCTTTACCACCGACGCGACTCCCACGCCGCTACTGAGTGGCAACAGTGGCCTAGTCAACACAAGCGGCACCAATACCAACGTGCTCACCCTCACTGTGAGTCGCGCCATGTACTTCCGCTTCGAATGCCTGGCCCGGCGGTACGACACCATCGGCGAGTCGTCCGCGTGGACCATTGTCGGCGCGCTGGTTCGCGATGTGTCGGGCGTTCCCCGCTTCCTTGGCGCGCCAACGACAACCGTCTACGCCGACGCGGGCGCGGCGGCATGGACGCTGGTGCCCTCGATCGTGACCCTCGCCGGGCCGGTCTATTACCTCGCACTGACCGGAACCGGTGAGGCCGCGAAATCGATCCGGTGGGCGGCAACCCTGCACACCACCGAATGCGGCTAGACCCTCATACACAGTAAGGAAACAGTCGTCATGGCTACGCTTCTCGACGCCGGAAACTTCGCGCTGGATGCCAACGTCCGCCTACCGATGACCGCAGGTATCACGCAGGCGGCGGTGGCCATCATGAACGAAGACCCGGTCACGGTGCACCACGTGCCCCGGTGCTTGCTGGCCACGCAGGTGCTCCGCAACCCGATGTCGATGTGCGATTCCTTCGCCTGGGCCATATCCACCAACCCCACAGTGGTGGACAAGTGGACGGCGGCCGACTTCGCCGGGGCGATCGGGGATTTCCCCTACGTCATCTCGTCGGTCTGGGATGCGGTAGCCGGGGCAGCTACAGCGTAAACAAAGCCCGCCCGGGGGCGCGGTCTGGCCGGCATAGAAGCGGCTCGTGAAATTTCCGCGCACCCCAACGTATCCCGACCCTGAGATAGGAGATCGTCGTGGCGCTTCCGTACGACTTTGACACTGTGCTCGTCACCGGCACTTACGTCCGGCCGGACGGCGTCGGCGCTACCGGCACGGTGACGTTTACCGCGAGCACCCGCCTGCGCTCGTCGGCTGCCCACACGTCGATCCTGCCCGGGGTCGTTGTCGCCACGCTCGACTCCGGCGGGTTCTTGTCGGTCCGGTTGCCGTGCACCAACGACCCCGATATCGCCCCGGCGGGCTGGTGGTGGGACGTGACCGAGCATTTCGGAACGGACGCGCCCTATATCAAGCGCTACGTCATGCTGTCGCCGATGGGTGACCCGATCGACTTGACCAACGTCGAGCCCGCGCTCCCGCCCACGGGGCCGCCCCCAGCGAATGGTTTGCTCACTGTGGTGGGCAAGATCCCGAACGCGGAGGGCGATATTCCCGTCAGTGTCAACGATCTGTCTGACGCGACGGTGACTGCGCCAGCGGTGGGGCAGTATCTCGGGTTCTCTGCCGGGGGCTGGGTCAACACGACTTTGCCCGTCCCGCCGGTCCCGCTGATCACTGAGTTCAACGTCATGGCGTACGGCGCTGTCGGTAACGGCGTCGCCGACGACACAGCCGCGATCAACGCGACGATCACGGCGGCCGGTCCCTCGCGCGGCATCGTGTTTTTCCCTGCCGGTACATACCGCATCGCGACGTGGACGGGCACCCCGCACACGAGCGGGCATCGCGCCATCACGCCTCTGCCCGGGATCACTCTCCGCGGAGCCTCGCGCGCGGCAAGCGTGATCAAGGTTGCGAACGGTGTCGGAGACTTCTTCACGATCGTCGGCCCGCCGACCCCGTCGACAGACCTCTCTGATCTCACAGTCGAAAATCTGACGTTCGATCAGAACATCACGAACAATATCGTCGTCTCGCCTGCGACGATGGTCGCCGACTTGAACGACCGCGCGTGCGTGGTGGTCTACACGGGCAACCGCATCACGATCCGGTCGTGTCGTTTCACCAACATTGACGCGGTGTGGTGCACTGCGGTCAATGGTCCGAACAACACCGATGTCACTATCTCCGACAACTTGTATGACAGCTATGGGGTCTCCGGCGCGGCGCACGACTCGTCGGCTATCTACACCCATGCCCTGCGCGCGCACATCGAAGACAACACTTTTGTGGGCACACGGTCGGGAAACGGTGCCCGGACAGCGATCGAGACGCATGGTGGCGGGCATGTCGTCACGGGAAACGACATCACGAATTTTCAGACCGGCATGAACATCACGGGGATTGCCAAGACTCAGGCCAACACGATCGGTACTCTGGTGGCGTGCAACAACATCAGAGGCGCAGACATCGGAATCCATCTGTGGTCGTGGGTGTACACGGGCGGTCCGACAGACTTCGGGCTGACTGACACCATCGTCGCGAGTAACACGATCGAGGTCGATTACGACGCCTGGTACGGCTCGGCGGGTCTGCATTCCGGTATCGCCATGGACCGCTCAAACGGCGTCGGCGTGAAGAATCTGTCCATCGTGGACAACATCATCAGGTTCTTGCCGTTCACCAACCCGAGTCAGGTCGGCGACTTCAGTGCGTCGGGCGTGCAGTACTACCGCTCCCCGGCGCTGACCGGGATCACTGACGAAAACATTGTCATCAGCCGCAACCTGATCACGGGCTCGCCGGGTGCCGGTATCTACATGCAGCCGAAGGCCGTCATCAAAGGCTTGCGTATCGAGGGCAACACGATCATTAATCCGGCGTTCGACGGCGGCGCCCTGTACAACTCGTCAAACCGCACGGGTATCAAGCTTTCCTCAACGCAAGACCGGCTCGACGACGTCCGGATAAACGGCAACACGATCATTGACGATCGGGCCACAGCAGTGCTCACAACGGGCATCGACATGCAGAACGTCGCGGTTCCCGTGACGAACGCCGAAGCGCTGGACAACGTGCTGCGCGTCGCCGACGCGACGGCGTCGATCCCCACGTTCCGGCCGTCAGGCACAGCGGGGACGGTGTTCTTCCTGCGTCAGCGCACGAACCGATATGTCGCGGTGACCGCGCCCACGGCGTACGGCTCGACGATCGTCGACTCTGCCGGTGGCGCGGTGTGGACGCAGACAGCAGTACCGAGCGGCGCGACCTGGTTGGCTGCTGCGTCCAGTTCGTCGACTCCGCCGAATGTGCAGTACTTCACAGCGTCGGGCACCTGGACGAAACCCGCGCTCGCCAAAGCTGTGCACGTGTCGCTGATCGCAGGTGGCGCAGGTGGTGGATCCGGTCGGCGTGGCGCTGCGGGAAGTGTTCGCACGGGCGGCTCAGGCGGCGGCGGCGCGGGCATGAATGATCGTCTGTTCGACGCAGCCGACTTGCCCGCGACAGTCGTCGTGACGCTCGGCGCGGGCGGCGCGGGCGGCGCGGCTGTCACCGTCGACTCGACGAGCGGGAATCCCGGCATCGCGGGCGGGCCGACATTCTTCACAGCCTTCGCGCTCTGCGCGAACGGCGGGGCGGGCGTCGCGGGCAGCACCGCTGCCGCAGCAGGTGGCACGAGCGGCACGGCCAGCGCGCCGGGTGGCGCTGGCGGCGCCTCGTCGGCTACCGGTGGCGTGGGCACGGGAGCATCTCCCGCGTCAGGCGCGGCCGGTGGTGGTGCGGGAGGCGGAATTTCGGTGACCGACGTGGCCGGCAATGGTGGTCCTGGCTCGTATTCGTTGTCGGGCAACAGTTTCGCGATGGCTGGCGCCGCTGGCGTGGTCGACACGACCGCGCCGACGAGTGGTGTAGCCGCCACGGTGAAGGGCACTGCGTCGGCCGGTCCCGGCGGCGGGGCGGGCTCGATCACGACCGCAGCGCAGGCCGGTGCCGCCGGAGTCAGTTACGGCGCAGGCGGCGGCGGGGGCGGCGCGTCGCTCAATGGCTTCGCGTCGGGCGCAGGCGGCGCGGGCAGCGCAGGATCTGCGCTGATCGTCACGTTCTTCTGAGCCGAGTCGTGCCAGCGGGCTGTGTGCAGGTGCCAGCTCAGCGTCACTGGCCGGCACGAGCACTCCGCAGTGGAGTGCACATTCGGTTCTGCTGGCCCAACCTCGACACCGAGGCTTGTGCACGCGCCCCGGGGGCTCGCACGCTGTATGTGGTGACGAGTTCCCCGCGGCTTTCGGTCGCTCCCCTCCCAACACCCCTCAGGTCGGGGGCGACCGGATTCCATCAGGGGCTCGTCACAGGGCACTGGGATGCTGCCCAGTGTCGTCGTGTCAACCCAGCTCGCCCACGCGCCCAGGGGCGTACCCAGCCGGGCGCACGGCATGACGGGTCGTGAACCCCGACCATGACCCGAAAAGAGCCCCCGCACCGTCATGGTGCGGGGGCTCTTTGCTGTGCGCGGCTACAGGCTCGCGTGCCACTCCTGCGCGCCCTCAGCAGTCATGAGATAGCCGGACGCGTCGCCGCTCGCCCCGCACGTGACACAGCCGAACTCGTCGCCCGCGAGCGCGACGCGGTGCACGTCGCTCCCGACAGCGATCACGACGACCTCAGCCCGCGTGGGCGGCACCGGGAAGTGATAGCCGCTCGTGCCCTCAGGGTCGACAATGCCGACATGCAACACGTCTCCCTGGCTGTCGACGTACAGAGCTTCCCCGCACACGGTGCACGCGCCCAGCACGCGCGTGAGCACGGCGGGGACGGGCAGCGTCGCAGTGAACACCTGGTAGTCGACGCCTGCGTCAAGGGCGCTCTGAGCTTCGCCGAGCGTGAACCACGCGCACGCCGAGCGACGCGCGTCCTCGGCGTCAGCGCCCACCCAGAACAGCGTGACGGTGGCGGCGGGGTCGGCGTTCATCGGTACATCACCTGGCCGAACGCGGCGACCTGCAGAACCTGGTCGGCAATCACGAGCAGCAACTCCGAAGGCATTTCACTGTTGAACCTCACAGCGTCCGCTCCGCGCTTCCCGATGTCGACGCAACGGCGACGCGTCACGACCAGCGTCCCGGTCTGCCTGAGTGGAGCCCAGGAGATACGCCGGATAGCTTTCACGACCTGCTCATGTGTGACGGTGAACCTCTCGCCCTGCTGCTCGACATCGACGAAAGAGAACGTCCACGAGTCAGGCGTCTGGCTGAGTTCGGGCGTCCCGTACGTGCGGTAGCGCAGCAAGCCGGAGCCGAACAGGAAATTACTCGCCTCTGCGCTGGTCAGCGTCAGTTTCGCGCTGCTCATAGCTGCGCCCGGAGTTCGTTGCACAGATCGTCGAGCAGCTCGCGCGTCACGCTCACCGTGACGACCGACTCGCCGTCCTGGAATTCAATGTCGACGGCGTCATCGGAGCCGGTCACGGCGAACCCCCTGGCGTTGTCCATGTGTACTGACGTGCGCATGATGCTCCCCTTCGATGCGGTCGGTGTCTGGCTATCGGCGTGCTCAGCGTCGAGCGCGATGCGGACGAGCCTTCGCAGCGCCTCAGGCTGCTTCACTTCATGAGCTGCGGCCCAGTCGTCGACTTCGGACTGAACGTCGCACGCGAACGTGACTCGTGGTCCGATGCGGGGACGTCCCGCTCCCCGTGCGAGCACGCTCACGACGACTGCCCGCGCATCGTGTATTGCGGTGCCGGATAACCGTTCGAGACTTTGCCGCAGTCCTCGCATTTGAGCATGGGGTGCAGGCCGCTGGGAATCCGCGCGCTGACGAAGTCGACCGAGCCGAGGCAGAACGGGCACGCGTAGTTCTCCTGGGACAGCATGTGCTCAAAGCCGAAAATCGGAATGACATCAGGCTCGGCCGGGCCGAGGTCGAACAGCAGGCGCAGCGCGGAGCCGAAGAATGTCGGCGAGATGTCGAGCGCGTGCGCCGGGGTGATCTGGTCGGCGAGCCCGCGCGCTTGCGCCTCGCAGTACAGGCGGGCGTGCTCGCGGCTCTGCATGTCGCGGTCATGGTCACTGAGCGTGCGCTCCTGCATGAATACCGTGGAGAGTCGGAGAATGTCGAGCAGCTCGGGCGTAGAGAGCGACTCGCGCTCAGACGACCACGGATCGTCTGCGATGTGGAAATACGTACCGTCTGACACGTCAGACATGGCGGGCTCCTTGATGCGTAAGGGAAAGGGTCGGTGTGAAGCCCGCGCGCCCCGTCGAGCAGGGCGCGCGGGCTCGTGCTCAGCGGGTCTCGCTCCAATTGACGACGGCGAAGCTCCCGTGCGCTGTCACTGTCGCGAGGTCTCCCAGCCACCCGCCCAGATACGCTGCGACTGCATCGACGTCGCAGAGCTGAATCATGGTCTGGTAAGCGTTGTGGCTAGCTGGTGTGCTCACGACTCGGCCGGAGTATCCGGCGTCTGTCAGTGCTCGTCGAACGAGACGTGTGCGTTCGGCTGCGGTTTTGCGAAGCGTTTCCATGAGATGCCCTCGCGCTCAGCGGGTCAGGAAGTGGTCGTAAATCTCGGCCCAATCGGCGTCGCGCAGCTCTGCAGTGGTCAGCTCTGACTTGTCGCTGAGGTAGCTCGTTGCGGCGACGCGGTACGCCTCGATGTTGTCGACGGGGAACATTTCGCCGACGAGGTGCCCGCGCTTCCCCTCAGGCTCGGTGAACAGCGCCTCGAATACGAGGCGGGTCGCTGTGCTCGTGCTGCCGAATTCGGTCATCGGTTTTCTCCCTCGTGGGCGGGTCGTTGAATACGCCCAGAAAGGTACGGCCGAAAGGGCCGGGACCGGCAAATAAATGTGTCGAATATTATCGGGCTGGTATGGAAATCCGCGGAATAGCACCGTAATCCAGCGGGCTGTGTATTCGGTGCCAGCTCAGCGTCACTGGCCGGCACAGACCGACCGCAGGTGCTCGCGCGCGCGAGCGGTTTCGGTGTGCGCGTGGGGTGATGCCCTAGTGGCGCTCAGGGGTCCATAGAGACGACGACGCGCGCAGCTCGCGCGAGGGTGCGCCGGGCTGCTCGGGAGCAGGGAGAGCGAGCACAGCGTGGATGACTTCGGCCGTCGAGCCGCGCAGGTGCCACACGGGGCGGGGCGTCTGGGCGTTGCCGTACTCGTCGGCGAGGAAGCGCGCAGCCCACGCGTCGGACTGTGCCATGACGGCGTAGGTGTCGACGACGCCACCGTGACGACGCTCGGCGTAGATGGCGAACAGCTCGGCGTCGTGGCCCGCCATGTGCACGAACCGGTAGCCCCGCGCGACGCTGAGACTGATCGCGGATAGGTGCTCGCGGTCGTCGTCGGGCGGCGTCACGCGCTTGCCTCTGCGGTAGGCGCGACGACGCCGTCAGGGATGCCACCCAGCGGCGGCGTCGCGCGGGCACTCCGGCCGACAGGCGAACGGGACGCCTGTCGCGGGATGGCCGGAGAGAGTTCGTGGTGCGGTGCGGGGCCGAGCAGTTCGCCCGTGCTCGTGCAGGGGGTGGCGAGCCAGACCGTCTCGCACGCGAGGCAGGTAGGGGCGAGCCATGTCCCGCCGAGTTCGATCAGGTCGCAGCGCTGCGGCACGGGGTGAAGTCCGCACAGGGTCTCGAAAGGGTGCTCCACGCAGAGCGCGCCGCTGTCGACGCGGGCATGACGAGCGCCCTCGGCTTGCTGCCATCGCAGTCTGGGCACGGATTGTCCCCTTTCAGTTGGGTGACTTGCTCGTCATCCTCGTGCAATTTTGCACGGGAGCAACGTATGCTGGGCCATACGTGTCGATATTCACCCGATTGGCGTAGCGATCGTGCACCCGCGCTAAGGTGCACACTGACTGTCTGCGCCCCGCGACCACTGGAGAAACTGCCCGTGACCAGCCCCGCCCCGCGTCCCAGCCTGCGTCAACGCCGAGTCGCTCGACGCCTGCGCGCGTGGCGAAAAACTCGCGGCGTGACCCTCGAAGATGTCGCGAAGCAACTGCGCTGGCACTCGGCGAAGCTCTCTCGACTCGAACGCGCCGAGCCCCGGGGCGGGCTCGCCGGACCGGCCGAAGTCATCGCACTGGCCACAATCCTCGGTATCGACGAGGCCGAGCGTGACCGCGTCGTGTCGCTCGCTATCGCGGGCGCGGACAACGTCGGCTGGTGGCGGGCCTACACGCCCGGCGTCGTTCCCGAATACTTCGCCGACTACCTGGAGACCGAGAGCGAAGCGTCGTCGGTGTCGAACGTCGACAGCACGCTCGTTCCCGGTCTGCTGCAAACCGCCGCGTACACCGACGCTTTGCAGCGTGGCTGGCAGGGCGACGCGCCGCAGGTTGACACCGTCATGGTCGAGCGCCGCGAGCTGCGCCAGCAACGACAGGCGCGACTCGACGAGGACGGCACCGGCAAGGTTCTCGCTCTGCACTCGATCATCGACGAGGCCGCGTTGCGCCGACTCGTCGGCGGGCCCGCCGTGATGGCCGAACAGCTCGACGTCATCGCTCGTCGCGCCGCCCAGCCGAGCATCACTGTGCAGGTGCTCGCCGCGGAACTCGGCGCGTACCCCGGGCTCGGCGTGGCGTTCCGGCTGCTGCGCTTCGATGACGAGTCGAGCGCGGTCTATATCGAGACACTGGACTCCGGCCTGTACGTGGAGGAGCCCGACAATGTCGCGGGCTACCTTGAGATTTTCGAGCGGCTGACCACTGTCGCCCTCGATCCAGAGACGTCCCTCGCGCGGATAACGGGAATCGGTGACGAGTGGCGAACGCAGATAACGGAATGAGGAACCATGAGTGACCCGGTGACATGGATGAAAAGCAGCTACAGCAACGGCAACGGGAACGAGTGCGTTGAGGTCGCACAACCACCCCAGGGCCCTGTCATGGTGCGAGACAGCAAGCTCGGCGAGTCAGGCCCCGTGCTGACGCTCGCCCCCGCTGCATGGGCGGGAGTCCTGCACATCGCTGACCCAGCACAGCACTGACGCACTGGGCAGCTAACTGACAGCGGCCCTCACGCGACGACACGCGTGGGGGCCGCTGCCTGTTTTGTGGAGCGCCCGCGACGCTGACCCGGTAGCCGCGCACGGGACACCGGATGTTACGCCCCGCCCACGGGCGGCTGCGGCGGCTCCTGAGCGATCGCATACGCAGCCTTCACCGCCGCGTCGAGATCGGCCAGCGCTGCGGTGAGCGACGGCATCCACGGCCACGCGTCGTCGCCCTTCTGGGTGTAGTGACTGATCTGCGGGACACCGCCGCGACGTCGATGCACGACGAGCAGGCTTCGATCAGTCACCGCGAACCCGACCCGCACTTCCACCGAGCCGGGCCGGTCGACGAGCGCGACGTCCTCGCCGTACAGGTCGTTGCCGCGCTCCCAGCCCGCCACCGTGTCCACGTGCTGCCACGCCTCGAACACGATGGCGTGCGCCACCGGCGGGAACTCATACGTCGCACCGACATCGCGGGCGTACAGCGGGTCGCGCAGCATCGCTGCGATGGTGACGACTTCGCTCTCCGGCTCGCCGTAATCGCCCAGCGGCTGCTGTACCAGGCAGTAGCCGTCAGACGGCGCGGAGTTCGGCATCCGGCATACCTCGAACATCATCGGCCCCGCGCAGTCCCAGCCGGACTGCCCGCACGCCGACTCCATCGCGACGAGCAGGTTCGCGACGTCGCCGAGCTGGCCGGTCATGCCGTGATCGTCGGTCGCGCGGCCGAGCATCGGAATCGGGAACTCCGTCACGGCGACGCCACCTCCGCGCTGACGTCGGTCTCATACTGCGCGAGCTTGTCGCGGAACTCCCACGCGCGGTAGGCGACCTCAGTCGACAACCACGTCTCCATGGCAATGCTCGTCGCTTGCTCCAGCTTCCATGCCATCAGCACGGTCAACGCGCTGCGCCCGTTGATCAGCTCGCTCAGGCGACTTTCGCTGACACTCGCCTTCTGCGCGAAACCCTTCTGGTCCACGCCGAGCGTGTCGATCCACTTGCGCAGCAACTCCGCTGGTGACAACGGCTTCGGGTTCGCGTACCGCTCCTCGGTCATGGCGTGTCGCCGGTTGCTCGGGCGACCATGATTTCCCACGTGTGGTCGAGCGCGTCCATGATCAGCGGATCGTCGATCGTCGCGGCGACTACTGTCACGATGCTTTCGTGACCCGCCATAGCTGACTCCTCGGTGGGGTAGCGGTTGCACAGATGGTCCATCGCGTCGTTGCCGAACACCATGGTCTCGAAAATGATCGGCGCGAAGTACTGCCCGAACGACATATCGGTACCGAGCCAGATCGTGGAGACGTTGAACGACACCGACAGATCAGCAGCGGAGGTGATCATCGTGTTCGCGAGCCGCTGATACACCGGGTCGCTGAATAGGTTGCTCCACATCATCAGGTCGATGGGCTCGACGTTCTTGTCGTAATACACAATCGTGAAAGGGTTCACAGCTTGCCCCTGCTCTCACTGTGGCAGCTATCGCAGACACAGAACGGCCATTGGGTAGCGGGGAACCCGCCCCGCTCGTCGAGTACCGCGTCACCGGCGAGTTCAATGCGCACCTCCAGGCGCAGCGTGCGCGCCCCGCAGTCACGGCACGCAATGCCGACGAACGGGTTCGGTATCGGCTCGTCGTTCATGCGCACGCGAATGTATGTCCGCGCGGGGGCCGTGAACGACTCGACGAGCGCTGCGACGATCTCAGGCTCCCACTCGTCCTCGTGCTCGCTGCTGCTCAACATCCGACGTCCATCGGCACAGTGATGTAGACCCGTTCCCCGTCGGCGTCCAGCTCGCGCGGCAACATGCCCACGCTCAGCCGACGCGCGCGCAGCCACTCGACGAGGTCAGGCCAGAGCGCGGGATGAACGATCAGCATCCGCACCCGGTCGTCAGCTTCAGGTGGCGGCATCGCTGCCTCCTGGCGGGGGCGGCTTGTCGGTGAGCGGGCTCCACAGCTTCGCCAGGCGGGCACCCGACAGCACGAGCATTCCGCAGTGCCAGTACGGCTGTCCCCATGCCCAGCGCCGCCCACGCCGGTCGTATACGACGTTGACCCCGGGCGGCGGTGGGCACCTCCAGCTCTGGTAGTTCTTGATTCGCGGCTGACGCTGCTGCCCGTCGTCGGTGTCGACGGGCGCGGGCGGGCTTCCCCGCCTGCTGATTCTGGTCATGTGAGGCTCGGCGTAGTCGGCGGATGCTCGTCGTCGAGCGACAGGCCCAGCTCGACGCAGAGCGACGCCATGACGACGCTCACCGGCACGTCGAGCGCGACGGCGAGTGACTTGATGGTCTCCGGTAGGGGGAACGTGCGCAGTTGATGGTGAACGAGGTTGCTCATTGTCGAGCGCGCGATGACAGTCGGCCGCCCGGCTGTGCGGGCAGTCATCTGCTGATAGGAAAGGTTCTGCTCATGCTTGGCGCGCTGAATGAGATGACTGATGCTCGTCATGCGGGATCGCAAGGGGTGGGCGAAAATTTCGCATTGGTCGGTGTGGCCGGCACGGTGGAAATATCCCCGACCGGCGTGGCCGGCACACGGGCACCGACCCGGGGCGTTGCGCCGTTGCGCACATCGATGATGCGGAAGTTGCGATGCCCCAACGTTCCCTCCTTGTCCAGCCCAGTGACCGAGACGTCGCCGTAGTGCATCCGGACTTCCGTCTGATGGGCGAGGTGATAGTGACCGTGAATGATCGTGGCGGGCATGACACGGTCGACGATCACCTGAAGTCGCTGTCGGTGCCGGTCAGCGCGGGCGAGATCTGCTGCCGCCCACAGCGGGCTCGGCTCGCCGAGCGCGAGCGGAACCTCTGACGGGGCGTCGTGACACACCATGACGTCGGCGTGTCCGCCGTCGAGCGCGAGCGTGGCGTCAGCGTCGGTGATCTCCTCGCCGGGCCACCAGGACAGCCCTTTGGTGCGTAGCGCTGCATCGACCGACACAGCGCCACCGAGCGCGAGCCACTCGCGGCCATGCCACGCCCAGCGATGCCCACGCGGAAGCCAGTCGATCTCGGACGCGACGGCGACCGGCGCGGTGCACATTGGGCCGTCGCGTAGCGCGTCGAGTTGCGTGAAGTCCTCGTGATTGCCATCGACGAACATCAATTTGCCGTTCACGGCGCGCAGTGCGCGGTTCACGTCGTCGACATAGGCGAGGCCACCGCGGCCGGGCCAGATACCGAAGTCGCCGGTATGCAGCACGATGCGCGGCGACTCGTCGGGCAGCAGGTCGGGCAGCCGGGAGATCAGCGAGCGTGCCCAATTCCCGTTCGAGTGCCAGCATCCGGCCACGAGCACGTATGTAGGGTCAGCATTCATCGCAGTTGTCGGACTCTTGCTGCGCTTCGGTTTGCGAGATGTCATACTCTGTCGACCTTCCGTACGTGGCCTGCGTGGTCGTGCGGGCGTAGACGTGACCCAGGTCAGTTGCGAACGCGGCGAACACTTCCTGCGGTGCGCAGCTCAGCGCCCCGGCGATACCTCGGATGACTTCTGGAGCGGGGATGCGCTTGACGGTGTCCGCGCGGCTGAATATCTGTTCGATGGCTGACAGGCTCAGGCCGTGCGAGTCGGCCGCAAGCTCGCGCAGCGGGGCGTTCGGCCGCCACTTCTGGCGCAGTGCGCGCACAGTCGGCAACGGGTCCGGCTCGATCATTCGTCGTCCTCAGGCTCGATTTCCAGCCCGTAGTCCGGGTGCCGGTATCCGGCCATCACCATCTCGCCGCAATATCGACAGTGATACATGCCGAGCGGGACGCCCGTGAGCTGCTGCGGATCCCACGGCCAGGGACACTCGTCGCCCTCGGTGTCGCGCGGCCCCTGGATGCCCTCTGTGGGTAGCCGAATGTCGACGGCGTCCTTGGGTTCGATCTCATGCCACATGCGCGGGTGCTCGATCTTGGGCCGACCCACGGGGCGCCCTGTGCTGCTCATGTGACGCGCCGGTGGCGTGCGCGCAAGCCGTATTGAAAGACCAGGCCCGGCCACCATTTCACGTCGCACGGCTCGCAGTCCAGGAACACAGTCGAGCTGCGCGGCTTGATACTGACAGCGCGCACCTCGCCGCAGCGTGGGCAGCGGTGGCAATCGACCTTGTTGCGCTTGACTCTCGTCGTCACGTTGTCCTCTTCCGTCGTCGTAGGCGCGCGCTGCGTACGCACGGGACGCACTGACAGCCGTAGTAATCACTCGCGCTCGGCGTGCCGTGCCGGTCGGCGCGCAGCTCGACCGCGACGAGCACGCCGTCTATCAGCACGCGTCGCGCGAGGTGCTCGCGGCGCAGCTCGGCGCGCCGGTCGGCGTCGTTGTGCACGACGCCCGCGCGGCACCGTATGCAGTTGCACCCGTAGTAGTCGCTGACGTACGGCTTCCCGTGGTGCTCGTCGGGTACGTGGGCAGCGATGAACACGCCCTCAACGCGTACACAGCGCTGGCGGGCGCGGGCTCGGGCTCGCTGCTGGGTGGTCAGCTCAGGGGTGATGCAGGTCTGCTGGGTCACGGGGCGACACTCTGGAACGTCCCTGGCGAGCCCGGCGAGCGCCACGTCTGGGTCTGGCCGTTTTTGTTCCAGCCCAAGGGGTCGGACTCCAGCTCGCCGTCGAACATCGCGGCGGCGATGATCGTCGCGGTGAACGTGTCCGGGGTCGTTCCCGCGTAGCACCAATACCGGTCATAGATGTACGGGACATCGACCGGGGTCGTGGTGATCCTGTAGTTGTGCATCATCCGCTGGACATCGACGAAATGATGTTCAGTGCGCACGATCCGCCAGCCACCGTCGACAGGCTCGACGAGCAGCGCTCCCGGCCCGACGAGAGGCGTCAGGAACTCGCGCAGGACTGCTATGTCAGCATGTCGGCTGAGCGCGTCTCCGTTCGTGGTCACAGTATCTCCCGGGGTTCGATGGCAGCGGCGATAGCGCGCAGCGTCTTGGCGTGTGCAGTGAGTTCGCTGGGCAGCACTGCGGGCGGGACGGGCTCCCACGCCGCAGTGCCGGTCAAGAGCCACGCGGGGTCTGCGTTAAGAAACTCGGCGACTTTCACGACCTGCTCGGCCGACATGCGCTGACGCCCGCCCTCAATGTTGGTGATGCTCGCGCGTTGCAGGCTCAGCATGTGGCCGAGCTGTGCCTGAGTCAGCGACGCAGAGAATCGCGCCAGCGTGACCCGCTTACCGAAGTCGGTCCAGTACGCGGAATTGACCTGGGCGACCATTTACCTGTTCCCGTCGTCGACGGGCATGTACTGCGCGAGCCTGACCACGAACTGCTCAGCCCCCGCCTTGTCGAGCCGCATGGTCTCGATCAGGCAGCTCCGCAGACCCATGTCCAGGTTGACTGCCGCGAGAACGGACATGACATCGACGGCGTGCCGACGCAGAGCTTCCGGGGTCAGCTCACCGACCCTCTGATCATGCAACCGCATCAGCAGCATCGGCACGAAATGCCCCGCGAATGGGTGCGCCCCAACGGCTCGGCCAATGGCCGGCACGAAGGCTACCGGGCGCGTGGCCGCGTCTTCGACGTTTCCCCGGTACGGCCGCATGTCTCCGGTGACAACCTTGTACGCGTCGTCATCGCTCATTTCGAGACGCTCGGTCAGCATCCGCATGATGGCCGTCGAGTGGTCGGCCTCGGTCGCTCGCGCTATCGCAGCACTGGCATACGCGAGGGCCTGACTGCGCCGCAGCGGGAAACTCTCGTCCGGGCCGACGAACACGACCACCCCGTACGCCCCGTTGTGCGAGATATCGGACTCGACCCGCAAGGTGTAGCGCTCCAACTGCGCGTCGTCCTGCTCGTCCTGCTCGTCCTGCGTGGTCATTTCCTGGCCTTCTGGTTGCGCTGCGGGGGGTTCTCCTGCGCTTGCGACAGCAGGTAGGTCCGTACCTCGTTGCGCGAGAGGCGAGCCCCTTTGACGTAGTACCCCTTCACGAGCACCGATCGACGATCGAACTTCCCGCCACCGAGCGCGGGATAGATCACCGCGGCACCGCGACAGCGCAGGCACTCTAGCTCGATCCGCCACGGCTCGCCCGCCTCGGCGCGCAGCCAGCCCTTATGCGTCGGGTTCCACGCGTGACCGATGGCGCGACACATCAGATACGCCTCGGGCGACGACGCGAGGTAGTCGTCAATGTCGGTGTCATCCGCGTTGCCCGTCACACGGCCGCGACGAATACTCACGCGTTCGTCAAGGTCTGCTGGCCGTTCGTGGCGGGCCGGGACGCACCGTTGGCTCTCGCGTGCTTACGCTGGAAGTTGCTCCAGCATACGAACAACGCACCGGTCCAGCCCATCGCTTTCTTCCATGCCGGATACACGTCGAACGGAATGCGCCCTTTTTCGCCGAGCTGTGGCCAGCCGTGAGTCATCGCCCAGTTGCGCGCGTCGAGCCGCAGTTGCTTGTACTGCTCACGCTCGACGTAGGTAGCGTCCGGCGGCGTCGACCACTCGGCAAGCTCGCTCGCGGGCGACGCTGCTGACGTGGAGGACGCCACAGTGGACGCGTGCACGACAGTGGGCGGCTTGCCCGACTTTCGTGCGTGCTCGACCCACTGCGCCATCTGGGTCTCGAACTCGGCGACGTGCTTCGCGCTCAGGTCGATGGCGTAGTCCTTGCCACGCCACCCGAACTCGACTGTACCGACTGCCTCGGTGGTCTTGTCGAAGTCATCAACCAATCGGATTTGCTGCGCCATAGTCGCAGGTCAACCCCTTCCCGAAGCCGGTGGAATAATCCCCCGCGACGATCGGTGATGATCATTGCGCGTAGGGGGTGATTCAGGCCCAGGGTCCATGGGATATGGCAGAGCTAACACGGGCGTGATGATCAACCGCAAGCATTCCCCGACGACTCACCCGAACGTGAGTCACCGGGGAATGCTGACTGTGAAAGAGTGGTTGCCTGACGTTTTACTGCGAAGTGACAACCGGCAGTGCCCCTGGCGGGGTCAGCTGGACGCGCAGGTCGAAGCCCTTGAGTCGCGTCATGCCCGCAGGTCGTTGCACGTCGCGAGAGGGGATGATGGTGACTGTCATCAGTGACTGCACGATGGCGCGCCTGTATTCAATGTCGGTGATCGTGTCGTATGCAGCGACCGGGTCAGCAGCGTCAGCAACGCCGAGCAATGGTGATGTGGATGCAACGGTGCCGAGTTCGTAGTCCACCGCAGCGAGCTTGACTTTCAGTGGCTCGATTGCCCTCAGCATCTCCCTGAGTGCGATCAGCTCCTTGGCATACGCGTCGGCGCACTCGTCGATCAGTACACGTAGCTCAGTCGCACGTCGTCTCAGCCCGGCCACATCGACTTCTGGGTGACTCTGTACCAGCTTCGCGCCCTGTTCGCGCAGAATCCGGCGCACTGCCTCGTTTACTACCCTGTCAGCGATATGCGTAGCTATGGACATGTGCGCACCCGCGCGGCATCGATACGTTCGATACGCGCCCTTGGGCGCCATGGACTTGCCTGTCATCATCAGGGCACCGCAGTTGCCGCAACGGTAGACACCGTTTCCGAGCTGTGGATTGTTGCCAGCTCTCGCGGTGATCCGCTCTGGGTCATTGAGCTTGGCCCGCAGTGCTCGCCACGTGTCTTCACTGATAATGGCGGGCCACTGTGCGGTGGTGAGTACTCGGTCAGACCCATCATTGACGAGGACGATTCCGGCATTGCGAGGGTTCAGCATGATGTTCCTGACAGACAGTCGGTGCCAGTGCCCGCGAATAATCGGTATGCCCCGGTCTGCGAACTCCCATACGACTTCGCGCGGCGACTGTATGTCACGTCCAGATGGGGGCGGTGCGTACATCCGTTCGACAGCCTCATAGATCAGCGCGGCCTCGTCGGGGCGTTCGTTGCTTGGCGTCTTGGCGACAAGCTCGGCGAGCATTGGCCTCGACCATGTGCACGGCGGGCAATGCTCGTCCCATTTCGCAACGAGGCTTCGCAGGGACCTTCCGCTGAGCAGGTGCTCAGCGCCGTCCCTGATCCATCTTGCTTCGCGTTCACGTATCCGCATTCCGTGGCGCTCATACCCGAACGCGCGTTGCCCTCCCATGAACTCGCCGGTCTTGCGTTTGCCGACCTTCGAGTCGATAACGCGCTCGGCGTCGCGCTCAGCCTCCGCAGCATCCCATGCTGCCAGCGTCCGGGCGACCGCGCGGCCATCTGCCGTGTTCAGGTTGAAACTGGGGCTCCGAATGAACCGGTACTCGATTGCCGCAGTCTCGGCGAGTTCAATCTGGTCCTCATGCTCACGCGGGCGGCGAGTGAGTCGCGCGCTGGTGTAGGCATAGATGATGCTGCCCGGGTCGCTGCGCGCGTCGCGCAAGAGGCGGTCATACTGCGGTCGCTTCTTTTTCGAGTGCTTCGATGCGCCGATGTCGTTGTCGCGATATGAGTCGACGATCACCAGCGTGGGGTCCTTTTCTATTACCGAGATCAGGCCGTTGTGCTGGAGTTCCACGCCGAGCTCGCGCCCCTCCCTGTCTCTGCTGATCCGCTCATACAAGCGAACGTGACGTGGCGTTGCGATCATTAACGGGTGCGGTGCGGCAGTGGTCATGGCGCGAGTCACTTTCAGTCATACGTCAGACGCGAGGCGTGGTTGCCTGGCGGTTGACGCATACTGTAGTTAATGAACAACGTCGAGACAAACTTGCACAACGACACGATGCTGTGCGCTTAGACTGACACGACGTCGTGGACTGATGTTTGTGCAGCTCAGCGCGCATATGCGCTGAATCGCGCAGGGCGTTACCTGGCGAGTAACGTGAGCCCGGCTGTGAGCGTCACAGCAGCCTGACCAGCCCCGATAGGTAGTTGCGCACATGCTCGAACATCGCTCGTCTACACGCACGCCCTGCACGGGCCCTCACGCCCCGTTCTCTGTCTGCTCGTCCACGATGCTCGTCGTCGTCTGCAAGGCGTGCGGGCAGCGCTGGGCTGACGACGACATCCCCGCGGAAGTTCGCGCCCAGCTTGACGCCGCGCACGCGTTCGTCACTCTCGGTGAAGCATGAGCACCCCGGCTATTTGTTACACGTGTCGTCGTGCTCTCGATCTTCACACGAACGAGGACGGCGCGACATACGTTCACAGCCCGCTCGACGCGGACGACCACGAGGCGATACCGATCGTCCCCGGTCCGTCGTGGCGTGGCAGGTGCGACTTCTGCTCGCAGGGCGTCGCGGAGTTTATGTTGCCAGCGCGAGACTTCCGCGTTCCGCACGACCCAATGAGTATGAGCAACGGCGACTGGGGTGCGTGCATGATCTGCGCGCAGCTGATCACGACCGGCTTATGGGACGAGGTAGCGGAGCGGGCCACCACTTTCTATGTAACCCAGCATGGCGGTACCGATGTGGTCGAATACAAGGCTACAGTGGGGCGCTTGTACTCGGTTCTGCGACAAAACATTATCGGTCCGATAACCGAGCTAGGAGAATAGAGCGGTGAGATTGACCCACGCGCAATACCGGATGTTGGTCGGATTAGGGCGTCAACGTGGCGGGAAGGCACTCGTCGGTAACCTCTTATCGGCGTGCATCCTGGAACGACGCGGGCTCGTCGCCGTGGGCACGGCTGATCAATCTGGGCGTGCACCAGTGACACTGACCCCGCGCGGGCGTGTCCTTGCAGCCGGAGCGGGGGCCGCTCCGTGCAACTGACAGGCGCACAGCGCGAGCATCGCGCCCAGAAAATAGCGGTCAAGATCAAGGCACGCATGACGGAGCTGTCGTTATCGCAGGCCGAGGTGGCGCGCCGTTGCAATATCAGTACGGCGACGTTCCGCAATAGGCTTCTCCGCTTCTCCTCAGCACAGCAGGACATCGTGTCACTGGCGCAATTGTCGCTCGCGATGGAGTGGCCGGTCGAATATCTCAGCAAGGTTCTCGACGGCACTTACGACCTCAGCGACGATCCAGCGGCTTTGCCGGCCACACCGAGCCCCGCGCAAAAAACGTTGCCCCGTAAGCGGAAGGTCGTCGCCCCGCCACAAGAACGGCTCGCCGAGAGCGACCTCGATGCGCATATCAGCGCACTGGTAGCCGCCGCGCCCACGCTGACACCCGCACAGGCCGAGCGGATCAGGAACATTGTGCCCGCGCTGACGCCCGCGAAGGTCAGCAAGTTGGCTGTGAATGAACGCGCAGCGCCACCACTGGCAGAACGAGTAGCAGAGCTGGAAAGAGTGGTCGCGCGTCTCGCGCGGCACGAGCAGAGTCGCAACCTCCATCCGCCCCAGACCCCGGCGACCTCCACCAACGGGAACGGCGCTCATGAGCAGAGATATCGAGCCTGACCAGCCCGAGTATCACGACGACGACCGCGCACCTGAAGTCGCCGAAGGCGATATCCGGTGCGGCCTGCCCAGCAAAGCCGAGCTTGCCGAAGGACTCCGTCAGATCCGCGCGGCAGCTAATTTCCACGAGTTGCAAGGCAACGTGCGGCGGGCCGAGACGCTCCGGCGGCTTGCGACGTGGGCGCAGCGGCTCGACGAGGACCCCGACTACCCGGGCGAGGGCGCGCCGCCGGACGACGTGCCTGACGCCCCAGTCGTCCCTTTCGCGCCGGGGGTGGGGTAGGTCGTGGGCGAGGTAACGGACAGAGATGCGAGCGACGAGCAGGACGAGCCGCATCGGATCTTCAGCGCTGTAGCGCTCGGCAGCCCGGACGTGAGGCCGAGGCGAGGACAGCGTGAGCGTCTCTTGTCGGGCGCGGACTATGTCGACTCGCTCGCGGTCACCTACCGTGACGACCATGCGTCTGCTGCGCTGTGGCGGGAGCTTGCGGGTCACCTGCGGCGTGAGGCGAACACGCCGCTGTGGGTGCGGCGGGCGCGTTACTGGGCACGGAGGCTTCGGTTCTCGCTCACGTTCTGGGTGCTGCTGATCGGGATGTGGCTGTGGTGGGTGTTCGACCCGTCGCACGCGCCGAACTGGGTCGTGCAGGTCATATGGACTGCCGGAGTGTTCGCCCTGGGATTCGCGCGGACAGGACTGCTGCGGCGCTGGGCGAGACGGGGCTAGCAGTACCGAGGGTCTTCGCGGGTCGCTGCGATGCGGTCGAACGCGTCGCGGTCTACCGCGGAGACGTCCTCGCCGTAGCTCATGCGCGGGGAGCCGTCCTCGTCGAGCACGTAGGCGCCGTCCACATCGGAGCGAGCGTCATCGGGCGGGTCTGGCTGCTGGCTGCCCATAAGAGCGAAGCTACCCCGCGTGCCGCGCTATCGCACGCCGAGAATGATCTTGCTGCCCGCTGCCCGGCTAGCGTGTCGCTGGGGGCTCGTTCACTCCACGCACGCGCTCGACTCTGCGGGGGCTCGTCGCCGTGCGCGTGAACCTCGTGGGAGCCCCTGGCGCGACAGGCTCATGAATCGTGATACCGAAGCTCTCTGCGACGGCGGCAACGATCACGCTCGGCGGGACGTCGAGCGCAGCAGCGAGCGCGAACAAAGTCTCTGGGAACGGGAACGCTCGCATCGGCTTGTGCACGAGCTTGCTGAGCGCCGCTTTGGTGAGGAACACGTACCCGGCGTCGTGTGCGCGCTTGAGCAAGTCCGGGTAGCTCAACCCCTGCTCATGCTGCGCTTTCAATATCAGGCCGCTCAGATCGGTCACGCTGTGCCCCTCCGGTGTTTTTCACTGGGGCAATGTAACCACAGCTCACGCTGGGCCGCTGCGCCCGCCACGTCACCACTTCGGTGCAAGTGTTACCTGAGCGTTGACGCGGCAGTGCGATCGGGCCTAGCGTTCCGTCTCACAAGCAGGTCAGTTGCGCAGCCAAGGAGACGCTTCACATCTTCCGGGATGCTGCGCCGCAACGCTTTACGGAGGGCCACTCGTGGCTGTCTCAGTGCGTGTCCGCAGTGTTCCGAGGTTGGCCGAATGTGTTGCCCGCAACGGCTTTCAGGCCGATGTGGCACGACGAGCGAGTATCTCGCGGTCTCGTCTCAATCAACTCTTGCGGGGCACCCGCGACACGGTGAGCCTGGAGCTTGCTGCCCGCCTGGAAGACACTCTCGGCGAGTCGAGAGGCAACCTCTTCAGGTTCTCTGACGAGGCACTCGCAGCGCCGTACATTCAGAAGCTCACAGCATGACTGCCACTCAGGAAACGCACGAGCGCGCAGACATCGTTGAGACGCAACACGTCACGGACATGCTGCCCGCTCTGCTCAAGTTGAGCCAAGAGCAGCTCGACGCAGTCGCGCTCGCTCTCTGGCCTGTCTCGCCGTTCGATCCAAAGTAGACGAACGGGCACCCTCACTGCGCATATATCGCGCACCTGACTCGACCCCGATTGCCGTGCTCGCCTGGTGAAGGGATCCCCTTGTCATGGGAGATCGTCCTACGCACGCCCAGATCATCCGCCCCCGTGTCGTCGAGTTCCCCCTGTGGGTGGCGTGGCGCACCGGGTACGGACTGCTGCGGGCGCGCACCGAAATGCTGGTCTTTGCCGCGCTGTGGTTGAACTTTTTCGATAGCCGACCCGTGCCGGCCAACCGTGAGCTGATCGCACTGCGGCTCGGTCTCACCCTGCTGACTGTGGTGTTCGTTGTGACCGCGCTCGGCCTGCTGCTCTCCTGATCGACTCGCTTTTCCTTTGCGCTACAGGGAAAGGATCATGTCATGACGACAACCGAAACGCTCGAACTCGACGAGGTGGCAACCTCGCGCGACGTCGACACCCCTCTCTGGGACGACTTGCTCAGTCGCTATGACGCCGACGACGTCGAGCGTCAGCTATGACCGCGCCTGAGGGGGAACCGTTTAGCCGCACCAACCTCCCCGGCGGGGTGTGGCGGGCTTACCGCAAGACCACGGCCACTGCGATGACGCGGATCGAGGGCCTGTTCTGGGTCGAGACCCGCGAAGGAACGTTGTCCTGCCCTGACGGCTACCTCGCGTTGGGCGGCGATGGCTGGCCGTACCCCATCGCGGCGGACTACCACGACGCGAACTATCTGCCCACGGAGTACCCGAAGCTCTCTGTCTGATCACAGCCTCGTCTGACCCGGTCCCCATCGGTGCACGTCTTCTCCTTACGCAGAGCCAGAACCTACCGGAGGTACTCGTGTCTACCGACCCGCCGACGACGCTCTATCACTACACCTGCAATCACGGCCTGCCCGGCATCGCGGCTGACCAGCTCGTGTTGCCGAACATCCACCCCTGGCTCGGCTACGGTCTCGCCTGGCTCACCGATCTGGACGTTCCCGACCGGCTGGGCCTGGGCTTGACCTCAGTGACGTTGTGCTGCGACCGCACAGCGCATCGGGTCGAAGTCGACAGCACAGCCGATGTCATGCACTGGCCGAAGTGGGCGCATGAGCAGCGCGTGCCGTGGCTGACCCGGCTGACCCTCGAAGGCGCAGGGTCAGCGCTGCCTATGCATTGGTGGGTCAGCACAACGCCGGTTCCGGTGCGCGCCATCGTGACCCGGATTGCCGACACGGTGACAGCGTGAAAGCCACCCCGCTCGACGCACTCGCCGCCGACGTGCGGAAGTGGCAACGACTGAAGTCGGACATCGGCAAACTGCGCGCCACTGCAGCGGACCTTGAAGCGAAGTTGATTGCCGCACTCGGTGACGCCGAGGTCGGCACTGTGCGCGGCAAAGAGGAAGTCCGCTGCATTGTCAAGGAGGGCCCGCACATGCGGCGGCGTCTCGTGATCGTGCCGCGTGGTTCGGCATGGGAAGAGGGACGGCGCGCGTGATTGCCTCAGATATGGAAGCGCTCGCGCGTATTGCCGAGGCGCACGTGAAATGGGTCCAGCACGACGGTTCGACGAGCGGGGACTGTGCCGAGTGCATCCGGCTGTGGCCGTGCCCGACCTACGTGTGGGCGACAGACGACCGCGACTCGATGGCGTGCTGGGACCCCATCGACGACGAGGACGACGAGGACGACGAGGACGCACCGCTGTGCGACTGCCCGCCTGATGATCGGCGCCTGCACTCGACGCACGGTGATCGAGAGTGACTCGGCCACGCCTGCTCGACCTGTACTGCGGCGTGGGCGGCGCGGGCGTCGGCTACTGGCTCGCCGGGTTCGACGTCGTCGGAGTCGATCACAACCCACAACCGCGCAACCCCTTGCCGTTCGAGTGCGCCGACGCGCTGGAGTACGTGCTCGACCACGGCGCGGAGTTCGACGCCATTCACGCCAGCCCGCCGTGTCAGTCGCACTGCGCGGTGACCAAGGGCAACCGTGCACGTGGCTGGCTCGACGAGCACGCCGGGTATCTGGGCGCGACACGAGCCGCGCTCGACGGGCTCGACGTGCCCTACGTCCTGGAGAACGTGCCCGGCGCGCCGATGCGGCGTGACCTGGTGCTGTGCGGGGAGATGTTCGGGCTCAACGTGATCCGGCATCGCTGGTTCGAGCTGGGCGGCTGGACAGCGAGCGCACCGGAGCACCTGGCGCACCGCGGTCGAGTCGCGGGCTTCCGCCACGGTGATTGGTTCCTGGGCAACTACTTCGCCATCTACGGCATGGGCGGCGGCAAGGGCACCGTGGCGCAGTGGCAGGGCGCGATGGGCATCACCTGGACCAGGGACCGGCGTGAAATCGCAGAGGCGCTGCCCCCGGCCTACACCCAGCATCTCGGCACGCAGCTCGCCGCGCACGTCACGACGAGCGGCAGGGGTCTCGTATGTCGATGATCATTCACCGCTGCACCTGCGGGCACCCAGACCTCTTCCACCTCAACGCGCGCACCCCGAATTCCGAATGCAGCTACTCGTGGTGCCCGTCGCGGTTGCACGCGTTCGACAGTGCGCCCGAAGTCATCCGCACGTGGACGTGGGACGGCGAGCTAGTCAGAGAGATCACCATCCCCGGTCAGCAGGTGCATCCCTATCAGCGGACGTGCGCATGTGACGAGTGCCTCGCGCTGTATGCGCTTCTGACCACTACTTCCGTTACCCAGTAAGGAATTCCCCATGCGAAAATTTCCCCCGCAGGCTGTGCCGGCCATCGGTCCCGGTGTCGGGTGAGTGCCCCGGTGCTCGACGTCGACTCGTTCGACCCGCCACAGACAGACGTCCCGCGCGACAAGTGGAAACGGCCGCTGATCACGCCCGTGGGCGGCGGCAAGCCGGTCGCCTACACGCGGTGCACGACCTATGTCGGCTGCCTCGAAGACATGTACAACATCAGCCTATGGCAGCAACGCATGGTCGCTCTCGGCCTCGCTGCGCGCCCTGACCTCCTGCTCTCCGTCGCGGTCGCCGACCGTGAGGACAAGAAGGCGCTCGACGCACTCGCCGACGCGGCAGCCGAGGCAGCGGGCGCACACGCGGCGGCGACGACCGGGACGGCGTTGCACCGTCTCACCGAACGCTATGACCGGGGCGAGCTGGGGGAGTCGGACGTCTCGTTCATCCCGCCCGCCTACCGGGGCGACCTCGCCGCGTACATCGAACGCACGACGGGCATGGACATGCCGGTGATCGAACAATTCTCGGTGTGCGACGACCTCAGGGTAGGTGGCACCCCGGACCGGATTGTGGTGATCGACGGGCGCGGCTACATCGCAGACCTGAAGACGGGCTCGCTCGACTGGGGCGCGGCGAAGATGGCCATGCAGCTCGCGGTCTACGCGCACAGCAAGCCGTATGATCACCGCACAGGCGAGCGTGCCGAGTGGCCGGTGCAGGTCGACACCGAGCGCGGCATCATCATCCATCTCCCGGCGGGCACCGGACTGTGCTCGCTGCTCTGGCTCGATATCGCCACCGGCTGGGAGGGCGTCTCGCTCGCCGGGGATGTCCGGGCGTGGCGCAAGCGCAGGAACTTCCTCGATAAGTGGCCCGCCCCAACAGGTCCCGGGGAATCGGTCCCCTTGCCGGCCACAGCGCCGACCGATCTCGGCTCGCTCACGACGGCGCTTGCCGCGCTGCGGGCCACATCCACGCTCGTCGAGCTGCGCGGGGTCTATGACCTGCTGATCGTCGCCGGGTACAAGAAAGACGACCTGCTCGCGACCTGCATTGCACGCAAGAGCGAGCTGGGTGCGTCGCTGTGAGCGCGCGAGGCAACGGGCGTCGCTGGGCAGCGGTGGCGGCCATCGCGGCGGGCAGCGTCACGCTGAGCGTCGCGCTGACCGGGTGCGGGTCGACAGCGTGCAGAGCGCCCAGCGCAGCACTGTCGACGAGCCTGCGCTCACTCGTCGTGGCACCGGAGGACAGCAGCGCGCCGTATGACCGGGCGAGCTGGGGCACCTGGACGACGGTCGCAGGGTGCGACACCCGCGAGCGGGTCCTCAAGCGCGACGGCGGGCACGTCGAGACCGGGCCCGGCTGCACGATCGTCGCGGGGACATGGCTGTCGCCATACGACGGGGCGCTGATCACCGTCCCGGCCGCGCTCGACATCGACCACGTGGTGCCACTCTCGCAGGCCGAACGGTCCGGGGCTCGCGACTGGACCCGCGCGCGGCGCGTCGCGTTCGCCAACGACACGGCCAACCTCTTCGCAGTGTCCGCGCACAGCAACCGCTCGAAAGGCGACCGCGACCCCGCGACATGGCTCCCGATCACCGCGGAGTGCTGCGTCTACGTCTCGGCCTACATCGCGGTCAAAGCCGCCTACGGGCTCAGCGTCGACCAGGGCGAACACGACGCGCTCGCCCGCGTCGTCTCGACGTGCGCGACCCCGGTCAGCGGCGTCCGCCGCGTCGCCTGGACTGGTGCGCGGTGATGCACCACGGCGTGCCGGACACCCTGATCTCTCAATGCCGCATGGGATTCGCGGTCTATCTGCTCGGCCTGCGCGTGGTGCTGATCGACATTCTCGCCGCGCACTCAGTGCTGACGTGGCTGCTCGTGCCGGTCGACATTGCTCTGATCGTGCTGCTGACCACCTGGCGCACAGCGCACCGCGAGCAGATCGAGCCCAGCCAGCCAGCCGAGACCTTACCAGCCACAAGCCCATCACCGTCTACAAAGGAGACAGCAGCATGAGGCGAAAACCACGCCCGAAGCTACAGCCCGGCGAGAACGATTACGCGGGCGTGTGCACGCTCGTCCCCGGAGGGAAGGGCCCCGTCTGCGGACAGCCCGCCACAGTGCACCTGCTCGTTGCCGGGCCCGGCGCGACCGGCTGGCTGGCACTGCCGTCGTGCGCCGAGCATGTCGACATCGGGCGACGCTGCGACGTGCTCGACGAGCACGTACATCAGGGCATGTGCGGGATGCCCTCGACGAAATGGGACACGCCCAGCAAGTCGTGCGTCCTCAACGGACTCGACAGCGAGCCCGACCGGACCGGGCACAAGCTCGTGGCGCGTGACGGCGAGCTGGTGAGCGCGTGAGCCCAGCAGCGCGCAAGAACTCCGGGCGCAGATCAACTGCGCAGCGCAGGCCCACGCTGACCTACCCGTCACGCAAGGCCGCGCCCGTCAAGCGGAAGCCGTGCCCGGCGAAGTGCGGGGCGTATGTCGACGAGTTCACCGAGGCACACGGGCGCACAGTGTGGCTCGACGCGACCCCGCCGAGCGTGGACATCGACCTTATGACCGTCGTCGAGCGGCTATATGAGTACCACGGCCCGAACGTCGGCTGGTGCTCGAAGACGCTCCCCATCCGTGGATGGCGCGAGCTGCGCCTGATCCATGTCTGCCGCTTTCCTGCTGTATCAACGAAAAGGGGCAACTCATGACCGACATGTTCGACAACCCAGGTGAACTGACCGGACTGACGTGGGAGAACTACGTGGGGCGGCTGATGTTGCTCACTCCCACGGAGAAGGTCACCGGCATCTCGACGACGGTTGGCACGAAGGACGCCATCCGCGCCGACATTGTCGTGCTCGACGGGCCGAACTCGCCGGAGCAGTTCCGCGACGCGCTCGTGTTCCCGCTCGTGCTTCAGGGCCAGTTGCGGACCAACGTCGCCACCGGGCGCACCGTGCTCGGGCGGCTGGGTCAGGGCGACAAAAAACCCGGTCAGAACGCGCCGTGGAAGCTCGCTGACCCGACCGAGGCAGACAAGTCCATCGCGCGCGCCCATCTCGGGCGCTCGACGAGCAACGAGGCCCCGTTCTGATGGGCTACCCCACATACAAAGACGGCCCCACATACAAGGACGGCAGCCCGTTCGACGGCGGACCGGTCGCCACCCCCGGCCCGGACGCGGCCCCGGCGTGGTCCGGTCCGGCCCGGCTCTTCATTCTGCGGCGCGACGTCGACACCACCGGCGTGTCGGGAACCGGTGACGTCGCGGACGGCACCGAGTACCCGAACGGGTCCGTGTCGCTGTGCTGGCGCGGCCCGGCGTCGAGTGTGGCGGTGTGGTCCTGCATGGCCGACATGCTGGCCGTACACGGGCACGGCGGCGACACGCGCGCGGTGTTCGGAGACGAGGAAGGCACTATCTGGCGACAGGGTCGAAAGGTCCCGCATCACGTCTATGCGCAGAACGGCATCGGGCCGGACGACAGGCCATGGCCGGACGGGGATCGGCCAATCGCCACGTTCCTTAACCCGATCGACGCGCAGACAGCCACGTACGCGATGAACACGATGTTGCTGTGGCAACGGCGGACCGGGGCATACAACCGCTAGCACCACCGGCGAGCCGGTCCCGCGTGGACCGGCTCGCCGAGCTTGACGCCTGGACCGTTACGCCTTGACCCGCCAAGCCCCTTGGAGTCGCCATGCGCACCTACACGACTTGTCCCGGCTGTGGTGAGCCGATACTCCACGCGGGGCGGCGCGGCACCGTGCACGCTGGGTGTGTCGACCCTGCACAGTGGATAGACGATCTGGAGGAGGCGTTTCTTTCCGCGGTGACCGAGGAGCGCGACGAGGACGCCGTCGCGCTGGGCCGCGCGCTCGACAACGCCGAGGGCTCCCCGCCGCGCTATCTTGCCGCCGCGCTCGCCTACGCCGCGTGGGGCTGGCCGGTGCACCCGCTTTTCCCTGGTAGCAAAGTGCCGGCCACGGGTCACGGGTTCCGTGATGCCACAACGAGTCCCGAGGTCATCACGGCGTGGTGGGCGAAAACACCGAACGCGAACATCGGCTTGGCGACCGGGCACGCGTTCGACGTGCTCGACATCGACATGTACGTGCCGGGGACCGGACTTCGCTGGGCTGACCTGCGTGAGTCTGACGCGCTGCCCACCACGCACGGGATCGTGTCGACCGCGAGGGGTGGCCTGCACGTGTACCTGCTGCCCACGCTCGACGTCGGCAATCAGGTCGCCACGGTGCCGGGCATCGACTGGCGCGGGCGCGGCGGCTACGTCGTCGCCCCGCCGTCGCGGCTCGACGACACCGCCGTCTGGACGTGGTCGATACGGCCGAGTCCCTACATCACCACCCAGCAAGGACGGGAACCGACGCCATGACCAATTACGACCACCCACTCTCGCGGATGCTGATAGCGGCCGGACTGCTGGAGCCGGAGACCCCGCCACCGGTCGGGGTGATGACGTTCGTATTGCCCGCGAGCAACCCGGACGACCCGGCGGCGACCCGTTACGCGCAGGCCGCGCTACGCAGCGAAGCGCAGGGGCTCGCCTCCTGCGCGGAGGGCGGGCGCAATCACGCGTTGAACAGGGCCGCGTACTCACTCGAAAGGCTAGTAGCGGGCGGCTATCTCGACGCGGCGCAGGTCGTCGACACGCTGACCACGGCGGCTCGCGCCTCTGGTCTCGGTGACGCTGAGATAGCTCGCACCATCGCGTCGGGAACCCGTGCGGGTGCACAGAACCCGCGCACAGTGCAGCTCGACAGCGAGTCAGACGGCATCGCGCCCGGCTACACCCTCACCCCGGAAGACCTGATCGGGCCAGTCGCTGACCAGGCGAAAGTCAGTGACGGCACTCAGCCGCCCTACATCGGGACGTCCCCGTGGTCGTTCGTCGACCTGTCGGCGCACATCGCGGGGACGCACGAGCCGCAGGCGACCGGCGTGCTGTATCGCAGCGACGGGCTCGGCCTGTTCTATCCAGGAGAGATCTCCTGGTTGCAAGGCGAGAGCGAGTCGGGCAAGTCGTGGGTGGCGCAAATCGCGGCTGCCGAGACGATTCAGGCAGGCGGGGACGTTCTCTACATCGATTACGAGTCCAACCCCGCGCAGATGGTCGCCCGATTGAAGTATCTCGGCGTGACGGCCGAGCAGTTCTCACACTTCTTCTACATCCGGCCACAACACCCGGCGCTGTCGCTGCTGTGTATCGGCGACTTCACCTATCTGATGGGTCAGAAGTACGTCCTGGTCGTGCTCGACGGGGTCACCGACGCGTTGGGCGTCGAGGGTAAGTCGATGCTCGACAACGACGAGGTAGCCGCGTGGATGCGGACAATCCTGCGACCGCTCGCCCAGCACACGGGCGGGGCGGTCGTCGCCGTTGATCACGTGACCAAATCGAACGACGCGCGCGGGAGGTTCCCGATCGGGGCTCAGGCGAAGCTGGCCGGAGTGACCGGCGTGGCCTACCTCGTCGAGCCGGTCACCGCGTTCGGGATGGGGATGGTCGGGGAGCTGGCGATGCGTGTCGTCAAGGATCGGCCCGGGGAAATCCGGCCACGCTGCGGTGAGTACAGGGTCAGCGACAGGTCTCAGGAGGTCGCTCGCATCACGATCGACGCGAGCGTCACGCCGTACGCCTACCGCATCGCGCCGCCCGGGAACCTCGTCATCACGGCGCGCCCAGCGCTCGAACGCTGTATCGAGGCGCTGGAAAACCTCGGCGTCAACCCGACTGCCGGACGGCGCACCGTGGATCATTTGCTGCGCGCCAAAGGGCACGACTTCAGCGCTCGCACGATTCAGGCGGCGCTCGTTTACCTGCGTGAAAACGAGCTCTGAGGGTGGTTCCCAAGGCGGTTCCGGGCCCTTTTTCGGGGAGTGGTTCCCAAAACGCCGAAAACGGTTCCCATGACGACGACGACATGACAGATCCCCTGCGTGAGGCGGTTCCATGCATGGGAACCAAAAATCCGAAACGGTGCCTAACCGAGGGTGGTTCCCTGGCCCCCCTACTACGTAGTGGGGCCAGGGGAACCACCCTCGGCCATAAGAGCAAAGAGACCAGGACCACGACGAGCACGAGAGAGAGGATCACGATGGACACGACCGCTCCCCACAAAGGGCAGGGAAGCTCCCGTAGGCCCGAGGACGACGCCGACCCGCAGACCGTGCACGAGCACCCTGCGGAAGTGGGCGGCACAGGCCTCCCCGGCGAGGACGGCCGCGAGGGCGTGGCCGACGCGCTCTGGGCGATTCACGCCGAGCTGGTTCACGCGAACCTGGCTCGCGAGTCGTGGGCGCGCCAGATATTCGAGCTACTCGCCGCAGCCAAGGAGGAAGCGTGATGGTTGACCATGCAGAGCGGGCGCTGATCGGGGCGGCAGCCAATCGCAAGGGCAAAGCCGCGGAACAGGCTGTCGCGCGATACCTGCGTGAGCATGGCTGGCCCGACGCGGCGCGGACGGTGCGAACCGGCTGGGCGAACGAGCGCGGCTCGCGTGCAGACGTCGGCGACATCGACGGCACGTCCCGGCTGGTGTGGCAGGTCAAGACCGGGGCGTCGGATATGTCGGGGGCGAGCGTGCCGCGCTCGCTGGCCGAGACGGTAAACCAGGCTATCGCGGCGGGCGCGGATTACGGCCTGCTCGTCGTGCGCCGCTCGGGCAAGTCCGACCCCGGGCAGTGGTGGGTGTGGCTGGGCGCTCGCGACTTCCGCGACCTGCTGCGGGGCGACGTGTTCCCGGCGGGGACGCTCGTCGATTTCCCCATCCGTGCCCAGCTCGGTGATCTCGTCGGGCTGCTGAAGACAGCCGGGTACTCGGCGTGAGCCGCGCGGGGATGGGCGACGTGTTGCCGAACTCGTTGCCGCTGACGCCGGATCAGGATCAGGCGACCCGGCGTAGCGCGGCCCTGCTGGTAGCCACCTTCGCTCGTGACGCTGCGGATTGCGCCCAGCTACTCGACGCTCTCGGCCTCACTGTGGACGGCTCAGCGAAGCCGACGCCGCCGTGTGACCCGAAGTCGTGGGGCATTCGGCACGGTGCTCAGCGCAACCGGCCGAAGAGGAAGAAAACGCCGGGCCAAGGAACGTCGCCGTGGTTCAACGAGTACACCAGGAGCACGTGACATGAGCGCACATCGCTGCCACCGAGGATCACGCTGCGCCGCGTGGGAGCGCGGAAACCCCGAATCCGTGCGGCTGGGCGCCGCGATCAACGCCGAGGCCGGGCTGTGCGAGACCTGCACGCGGCATCTTGCCCGCGCGCTCGACGAGCTGCCCGGCGATTACGTGAACGTCTCGGCGCTGCTAACCCCGGGCAGCCGTGGCGCGCGGGAGTTCGTCACCGGGTCGGCAGAACGGCCGATCCCGATCAGGGTCGACATAGACGCCATGCTGCGCGACATCGCGCACGAATCGGCCTGCTGGGCGGAATCCACCGCCGAGGTTCTCGGCGTCGTCGTCGACACCCAGCACGCTCGTGACGCTCGTGTCGGGTTCTCGGTGCAGAAACACACGCGCCTGCTCAGCGGGGCGCTCAGCGTGCTGCTGAGCCTGCGCGACGTCGAGCACGGGGCGTGGGCCTACGGCGATTGGATGGTGCTCGCCCGAGACGGCCTCGATGCGGCGAACGTGTTTCTGGACCTGCACCAGCGGGCCCGGTCCGTCACGGGAGCTGTCGCCCTGGTCAACGCGCTGCCTGAGCCGTGTCCGCGCTGTGAGTCGCGGGGTTTGGAGCGCCCGGACGGCAGCGAGACGATTGCGTGCAGTGTGTGCGGTCAGTACTGGACGTGGGACGACTATCAGCGGTTGTGCACGATTGTGTGCGACCACAACGGGTATGCGGGGTTCGCCGCGTGAGTCCTTATCAGACGGTCGGGGATAATTGGCCCTGGCCGGCAGATACGCCAATGGAGCGCGCGCGCCGTGTCGGCCGGTCCTATCGCGACGCGCTCGCCGAGCGGGACCCGGAACGCTGCGGCTATCTCGACCGCAGAATGACCGCGCTGGGTCAGCGATGGGTGGTGCCCCGCCGGGTGACGTATGAGCCCGACGAGCTGCTCACGGTCGGCGCTGTCGCCGAGATGTGCGATGTCCAGCGTGGGACCGTCGCCCAGTGGCGTCGGCGTGGGCTTGTCGTGACGGCGACCCCTGACGGGACGCGATATCGCGTGTCAGACGTGCTCGCCTATCACGCGAGACTGCGACAACGGCGCGTCCCGGTTGGCGAAAAGGGATGACTGTACTACTGTGGCGAGCAGGCCCCCATATGTCCACATGCCCCCGTGAAGGGCACTGCTGGTTTCGTGGGGATCTTCTCGGCAACGACGAGTAAGGGGAGTTCCTCGTCACTGCCGGACATCAGGCAAGGGCTCGTGAGGGTGCTGTGGTGCGCAACTACCTTTCTCGCGAGCCCTTGTCTGATACAGCACCACATCCCCCTATGGAGGGACACAGCCCCATGCCCTCGATCATGATCGTGTTGGGCTGGTCGCTGATCGCACTGGCCTCACTCGCTGTCTGCTACGGCGCCGGGTTCTATCTCGGGCGTACGCATGAGCGTGAACGCAGAGCAGCACGCACACGACCGGCAGCACCGTCCGAAGTAGACGATTCAGTGCTCGACGAACATATCTCCCCATCCCCGCGCAAGACATGGCAGCCCTGACCCGCCGACACCCTCTGTGGAGTGCACACCCATGAGCATCAACATCACAGCGAAGATCAAGTGTCAGAGCAAGACAGACCAGGGCGACGGCGACGACATGCGCGCCATGCTGACCTTTGCCCCGGACTACGGCGAAGGACGCAACGCATCATGGGCAGCGATGACGCCCGCGCTCAGTCTCGTGATGACAGTGAAGGCGGCCGTTGCCGAGCAGTTCGAGCCCGGCACCGCGTATACGCTCACGTTCACCCCTGACGACGACAGCTAGCAGGGCGCGTGCCCACTCGCCCGCCCCGGGTGTGTGCGATGTGCGGCGCCCCGGCGCGCGGGCACTGCACGTGCCGCCCGCAGGTGCGCCGGGACAGTGACCGTGCTCGCGGCACCGCCGCCGAACGAGGCTACGGCGAGCACTGGCGTGCTGTCCGTCGTGCGTACCTGAGGGCACACCCGCTGTGCGTGCTCTGCGCCCGACTCGCGAACGTCGCAGATCACCACCCCGACACCCGCCGGGCACTGCTCGCCGAGCAGGTACCGGACCCTGATGCCTGGTACCGACTGCGGTCATTGTGCAAGCAATGTCACGACAGGCACACGGCGCGCACCAGCCCTGGCGGGTGGACTTGGCGCAGCACACCGTGACCC